AGCGGCTTTCGTGCATACTGTCGTTTTTGCCTGTATTCCGGTACTGTTCTGCGATTCGTCGGGGCAGCCATACTGCGGAGTCGGGGCCGGGTTCGTGTACGATATCGGCGTCGCTGTAACTGTTTTCGGATAACATCTGGACCACCATGCAATGTGATTGTCGTCGCATTTTACTTTGCACCGATTCCACGTCGAGTTCCATTCGAGTGTACCACCCGTAATTGTTCCTTTGCACTCACACCCCGACTTGTTCGCGTTGTGTACCGTACCGGGAAAGTTGGTCGCGCACGGAATACACTTTGCAAGTCCCACCTCTGGTGTGTACGTGTTGTCGCCACAGATTTCACATCCCGTTTTGGCGGCGTTTGACGCCTGACCAATCGGGCAGTTTGGCAGACACTCGTTCGTCCATGAGCGCCACACGAGATCCCCCGTGCATATACACCCCGTCTTGGTGTCGTTTGCTTTGAGAGTCCCGGGACAATTGTAACACGTCGATCCTTGCGTGAATATCTGATTAAGTACCTGGGACTGTGACAGCTGCGAAATGGCGATGATGTTCGTGAGACCGAGCGGGACGTACGTCGAATCACCCGGGCACGTGATCGCTGCACTCGACCCAGACGGACAATAGTTTCCGGCGGGACACGGCGTCGCGACTGAATTACCGGCACACGAATACCCAGCCGGACATTCGTTGAGCGTGCGTGTCCCCGGTGGACAATAGAATGCAACACCCGGTCTCGTCGAATCCACGCACGGGGTTGCCGCCGTCGATCGTGCCGCGCAGTAGCTTCCGGCCGGGCACATCGTTTTGAGAGCACCCCATGGTCCGTTGTTTGGACTCTGTGGACAGAACGAGCCGGCGGGACAGTCCTGTTTGGCGATTGATTTCGCCGGACAGTAGTCACCTGCGACGCACGGTATATGTGCAGCTGCACCAACCGGACAATAACTTCCGGCCGGGCACTCAACCTGCTGAGCGGGCGTCGGACAATAGTACCCGGATGTACATTGCTGTTCGGCACCTGAACCCGCCTGGCAATACGTCCCTTGGGCGCATGGCGTACACGACGACGCCTTGGGATTGCTCGCAGGGGAATACGTACCGGCCGGACACAGTTCGCAAAATGTAATGGTACCGACCGTCTTTTGGTATTCGCCACCGATATACGCGCTCGGATTGTCAGGATCGGCACACCCGTGATCCGGATCGAAAATCTCGACGCGGTCGTCGTACGGTACCGTGTTCCAAAAGTTTTCGTCGTAGACGGTCAGTGCTGGCCAAGGATCAACGGTGACTTCCTCGAAAGCATACGAACCACCGGGGCCGCCAACGGCTGGCGGTCCACAATCCTCAGCCTCCCCGAGTGTCATAGCTCTGAGCTCCCCGACAGACTTGTAGGGACTGTAATACTTGCCCCACGACGGGTTTGCCGCGAGGTGTTTGTCGAATGAATTTTGGGACGGGAACCGCAAAACGCGGAATTCCTCCGTTCCCGGATTGAAAATGTACGGGACTGGCTCACCCGGGCGCTTGATGATCATCGGCTGATCGGGAACGCTCGCCGTCGCTTCAGCGTAGAATTCGCTGTATGTCGCGGGCGTGATGATGAAAACAAAGCCGTTGTACTGTGGGGTGTATTTGAAAGGAAGTGGTTTCGAAATCTGGCGCGAACATCCCGAGTAAAACTCCGGTCCTTTCCAATTAAATATATAAGCATTTTTATTTGCGTTGTGCTTTCTCTGAGCTTCATCTGTCCTAGACCATACATCATACGAAGTGTCCCTAGGTACAACGCTACATCTAGGCTCCGTACGTGGGATATAACTGGTATCGTTTGTACCCGTGAGACCCAGGTCGCCATTCCATACGTAGCGCTGCCATTTTGACGCAGGTGTATATTTCCCGTTGGCGGGATTTAGGAGCAAAAACCCGTTCGTGACATAGTCGACCGGTATGGGTTCGAGCGTGACAGCTGAATACTCTACGGCCATGTTTGTGAAATCGGCACCGAGCGATCCAAACAGTCTCGTTTTTCGGGCAGTCATTTCGGGAAGTGCTCCCCGTGCAGCGAATCCATTATTCGCCGGATTTCCGAGATCTGCGCACATACCTCCAGCATCAGCACGATACATCTGAGTATACTGGCCGTGCGTGAAGAATCCACCGCTCACGTTATCGAATGATACGGGCCATCCGGACATTGTCGCCAGACCCGTCGTCGGGTCGGTAGGTGATTCCTGACGCGAGACGAACCCAGCAAGTTCGAGCGTACCCGCGCGATCGATCCGTACAAATGTTCCGGACCATGTAAACTTTGAACCGTCAAAGCTGAACGTCCCGGGCGTCCCTGCATCATTGAGTGCGGCCAGAAATTCCGCCGTGAGATATATGCCTATCGGTATACTGTATGACACACCGCTCATGACCCAGTACCGATTTTGCTCGTAGACTTCAAACTTTTTGATCCGTTTCATGTACAGAAACGTCTGGGTCTGAAACGAACTCCCGGGAAGGTACGGGGTGATTTTGTAAAAGTTCCCGGGTGTCAGGATCGTCGTCGGCGGTGGCACTTTCTCTGCCGTGTACTGCAACTTTGCTATTGTGTCGGTAGCCGTGCTCGATATGGTTGTCGTGTCAATCTCGTTCGTCACGGCCCATCGAGTTGCGTCTAGCCGCGAGACTGTTTTCGCCGGGCAGGCCGAACACGATGCGAGATCCGATGTCGTGAACGACAGGATTTCAGGGTTGTTCGTGATGACGTTGGAAATGTCGCTGTTGCATTCGTTGAGATTTTGAACACCGCACCACACACCGGTTCCAGTGAGATTCGTCCCGGGGGGGTTTGATCCTTTTGCGTCTTTAGCAATATCCTCTTTAATAAAAGCGACACGACCATCCTTGTACGCCTTATATTCCTTTCCTTTCGGAAAAAGGGTACACTTGCGACCGTTTTGTTCATAATTGAACCCGCCGCACGCAGTGTTGTCATCACACGCCCGTGCACAGTACCGCTCGTCGACTACAGTTGTCGCTGTACCGAGTGCGCTCGGAGATTCATCCGGGTTGAATGAGAACATGCCCTCGAACGTATAGCCTGGTATGGTTGTGAACAACGGTGGGGTTCCCGCACCATCCTTGACGAATACGCCCGCATTGTGTGCCGTCGTCATTCTCGTGCTGATGAGGTGAGACAGTGTATTCCTCTGTTCACCGGTCGAGGCATCAAAGTCATAGGAGACGAGCTTGCACGTGCTGGACCCGTCGCAATCGTCCAACAGTGTTTTGACCGGCCCCGGGAGTCTATCACGTGGTAGGAGCTTCGGTGGCTCTCCGGGGCCAAAAACCTTACCGGTGAGATCGGCCGCCTCGCCACTTGCAATCGCCCCACAGGTGGCCATGTCGAGCCCGGTGACACCCGGTGGACATGGTGCGGTTGTCGTCTCAGGTGCAGCAATGACAACCTGGCCGACTGTAAACGTCGATGCCGGTGTGGTCATCCTCTACAATGTGTTCAAGTTTTTTTATTGGTCAGTATGAATACAACATGCCGGTATTTGAAACTGTCGTCACGGTTGTTAAACTTGCGCTATTGGGCGTCATTGTCGGTCTTCTCGGCTGGACCGTCTATTTCCTTATGAACCGGACAGATCCCGCCAAGGCACCGTCAGACAGTTGGCCAGAATGGTACAGAAATCTCGTCCACGTGTACCCCCAGGAGTACACAAAGACGCCATCCAGTAATGTCATCGTATCAGGCGCCGCAACTGAGCTGTTCACTGCAAAAAAGCCGGCCGACTGTGCAAACGACAAGAAGAAGGGGTGCAGTAAAGACGAAGACTGTGTGGGCTTCGTCTTTAATAAACCGAGCTCGAACCTAGAGCCGAGTACGTGTACGACGTATTCTTCGATCGACACGCTTATCGTCGACGAGCGTGTATCGGGCAACACTGCATATTTCATCGACGGAAACGAGCCTGGGGCATATTATGCCACGTACGTGAGCAACGCCGCTTCGACGTCGACGCCCGTGTCAATCTTCCCGTCGTACATCGCGACCGACTATTTCGAGTGCGCGTCAAATTGTGCGAGTAACGTATCGTGCACTGGATTCGAGTACAAGGCGGACAATACGTGCATCATGCACCAGGCGTTGAAGTCTGTGTCGAATCTCACTCCGAGCACGGATTTTACGAGCTATCTTCTCAAATCGGGGCTCGGGTACTTTGCAACCGCGGCTCTCTAACCGCTGAAAGCAGACACCAAAAAAAAGAGCCCGACGCAGATCAGGATGACAAACAGCCACGTCGACCAGTCGTCCGCAAACCCTTCCAGTAGGTTTCCGAAAAATTCACCCGTATCTTTTGCGGCTTCCTGCACCTCCTTATCGAAATAGTCGGAAAAGTCGCCGCAGTTGGGTTTGGACTGACCCTTTGTGCCTTTGAAATCGGAACAGTCGTCCGTTCCGCACTCTGTTTGAATTTTATTCTTCGCGAGCACCTTCGTGACAGCCACCGCTACACCGTCAAACTCGGGAAATCCCGTGTCGGAAAACGTCAGTGACTCTTTGCCGGCGATTGGCTGATAACTGGTCGTACACGTGTAGGAAATGTCGACCGTCTTTGGCTTGACGATGCTGGACAGAAACGGAATGTATCGCCCGAGACCCGTACCGACCGGACTCGGTTCAATCTTCGTCACGGTAATCTTCGCCTCTTTACACGCCTTGAGGTTTTCACCCGCCTTGACGAGAAACGCCGTCACGAGCGCGAGCGTGAGTCCGAGCGCCGCGATGAGTGCTATACCGGCCGGCGTTTTCAGCTTCTCCTTGATACTCTTTTCCTGAGCCGCATCAGTCTCATCACGCTTCTTCTGAGTTTCGGGTGATTGATCCTGTTTGCCTGTCGTACCGTCATCCTGCCGACCGCTCGCATCATTCTGCTCCTGTGTACGGTTGTTCGCCCCTGAGAGTTCCTTCTGGTTTTCTTCGGGTGTACGCCCAGCCGCCGCTTCGGTCTCGGCATCCAGTTCCTCTTTCGTCCTTGGATTGTTCATGTCGAGCCCCGAGTCGGGCTTGTTCGCCTCGGCATTGGCACGATTCTTTGCAGCGGCTGGAGTGGATGGTGGACGTGCCGGTGCAGCCGGAGCACTTCCACCCGTTCGGGCTGGAGCTGCCGACGGTGTAGTTGGTGTTCTACGGAACATATTACTTTCCCAAGATATTATAATGGCGACATCATACCACGCCGTGATTGTCCATCCGTGGTATGACGTCGGTGGTCGAAAATACATCGACCTTTCGTACAACGGACACGTCCGACGTGTCAAAGTACCCTTTCGCTATAATCGCGTCATGTGTTCCGTTTCAGGGATCACGCCTGTACAGGCACTGACTATGGACACGCCCGTCGAGTGTGTCATCGAGACGGTCGACGGGTACTATGTCCTCAGGTCAATCAGACCACTAGCGTGATGCGGTTCCCGACGCGCAGGGACGTGTCGACATACGCCTTGATTGCATCGGTATAATTCCAGCCCTCGGGAATCTGGCGAACGAGTACAAACGACGGATCGAGCTCCGCCTCCATGTACTCGCCCGGTATGATCTCCTCAGGCTTTTTGCCGCATGTGAGCGTCTGTGCATCCGCAGACATCATCACCACGCCGGTAACGTCGTGCGGGCTCTCGAGTAGCTTGAGCACGTCATCCGGTGTGAAAACCACCTCGGGGTTGATGCACATGTATGCATCAAACACATCTGAGCCAGACATTTCAAAGCACTCTTTGCGCGTCGTACGCTGGCTCACCATCACCTGATGGCCACGCTGGGCACACTTGAGCACCAGATCCGTCCAGTTCATCAGAAACGAGGGCGTATACACATTGTCTGCAGGTGCCGGGAGAACAAAACACAGACGCATCTATAGAAACAACGCCCTATTTCTCTATGTCACTCACACGCACGGGCTACGTGATCCCGCCAAACTCGGATACGAAGCGTGAACTCACGGTACGGGCGATCGAGAATGCACTCGGCATGCGTCCTCCACCTTTCAAGGTATTCAAAGAGACGCGGAAGTATTTGTGCATCCCGCAATTTTACGGCCGAGAACATTTTGGCGAACCGACGCGCGATCAACGCCCTGAACCCATCGCAGCAACGATTCCATTCACGGGCGAGCTTCGCGGAATCCAGAAAGAGGCGATCGACGCTTACAAGGGAAATGGCGTTCTTTCCCTCGATGTCGGATTTGGTAAGACTGTGTGTGCGCTTGCGATTGCATCACGTCTTGGGGTTCGGACTCTTATCGTGGTTCACAAGGAGTTTTTGGCAAACCAATGGGCCGAGCGCATCGCCCAGTTTTGTCCCGGGTGTACCATCGGACGGGTACAGCAGGATCGTTGCGAACTCGACCATCCCTTTGTCATTGCGATGATCCAGACGCTGTGCATGCGTGAACACGCCATCGGGGCGTTTGACTCGATCGGACTCCTCATTGTTGACGAGGCGCACCATGTCGGTGCACCCGCCTTTTCACAGGCGATGTTTGCCATGTGTCCCAAGTATACGCTAGGACTCACGGCGACACCGGATCGCAAAGATGGTCTGACTCGCGTCCTGTATTGGTTTCTCGGACCCTGCTTCTACGCGAAACACCGCGACTCGTCCAAGAATGTCAAGGTGATCAAGGCGCGGTTCATGCATCCCGAGTTTCTTCGCGGACCGCCCGTCTCTCGACTCGGCAAAGTGTGTCTGGCTTCGATGGTCAACATACTCGTCGAGATTCCGGAGCGGAACGAGCTGCTCCTGGATATGATTCGTGACGCGGCTGTCAATCACCAAGTGCTTGTTCTCAGCGATCGACGTGCTCACTGCGAATGGCTCGTCGAGCAGCTCGGTCCGACGGCAGGTCTGTACATGGGCGGCATGAAACAGGCGATCCTCGACGAATCGGCGAAGAAACGGATCGTCATCGGCACATTCTCGCTAGCGCACGAAGGTCTGGATATTTCGACGCTCAGTGCCATCGTGCTCGCGACGCCACACTCGGATGTGAGACAGGCGGTCGGTCGTGTCCTCCGCAAAGAGGGTCCTAAACTCGTGTACGACGTGGTGGATGCATGGAGCGTCATGAATGCCATGTGGCGCAAACGGGCCAAGATTTACGCCGAGTGTGGCTTTTCGATGGAGGACACAGAGGAACACGCCGAGACGCCCGCGTCAATCTTTCAGCAAGGGAAATGTTTGTTCACAGTAGATGCGTGACTCGACGTACGTTATGCTTGCCCTGGCTTTGTGCTCACTGGTTGCTGTCGCCCTGAGCATGCAGAAGCCCAAGGCGATGTACATGCTCGATCTGGAGGATTTCAAGGCTTTGCCGGTCGAACTTCGGAGCGCCCTTCGGCGTATGCTTCCTGATCCGGTCACTATTCGTCAGAGATGGGCTCATATGACCCCTGACCAAAAGCGAAATGCGATTCAGCAGCTCGGTGGCTTTATTCCACAGCCCCGTCATCCAGTGCATCACGCACCGGAACATCCGAATGACGTCGAGCCCGAACTGGTACCTGAACCTGAACCGACGCCCGTGGTGGTCGAGTCGCCCCTAAAGAAGGGGTTCCTAGACACCGTCAAGAAGGGAAAGAAGAAAGACGCCAAGAACAAAAAAGAGGATGAGGTGATTGCACTCCGTGCTGTCGGGACCGACGTTCCGGCTGACGAGGGGAGCTTTCTGGGGCAGGATGACTAAAGGAACGTCTTCATCGCCGCCAAACGGAGCATATGAGATGCCCATGACGTACCTGACATTCCCGAGGATTTTTTTCATTCAGACAAGTGCACTTTTTACAGCGACACCTCCTTCTTCTTCTGGGTCTTCTTCTTGGACGAGCGTACGTTGACGTCGCGCGTCTCTGAACCCATGTCGACCGAGACAATGTCGGACACTTCATCCTCGTCACGACGCGCCGGTTCGCGCGTATTGGCGGGCATAGGCGGACCCATCATACCGAAAATCGAGCTCATGTCGATCGGCGGCATGGCCGGACCCTGCATCTCGCGACGTGCGCCTGAGCCGTCGCCGCGAGTTGCCGCACCCATCGGTGGCATAGGACCGCTGCCCTGAGTCGCCTGCGTACGCTGGACTGCATCCATCATGTTCTTGAGCAGATCGGGGTTCTGCTTCATCACCTTGCCCATGTCTGGCATGGCCGCCTTGAACATGCTGTTCGTCAGGTGGAACATCATCGCCGAGCCGCCAACCATCATGATCAGCTTCACCTCGGGCGCGACGTTCACCTTGGCATTGTACTTTTGGTACAGCTCCTCGAAGATGCTATCGTAATCCTCCTGGTTCTCCATGACACTCTCGGACCAGCCATCCAGCTGCAGATCGAACGGGTCGAACCGCTTGTTCATAAACTCGAGCCCGGTGACGCAGGCAATCAGGATACGACGCTGGACGCGAATGGCGCGATCAGCCTCAATGGCGTACGTGAGGCGCTTGTACTCGGTGCGAATCTCCTCAATGTCGCTGTAGGCCGTCAGACGCGACGACGTGTGCATACCGCGCTTCGCCAGACGCGTAATCTTGTTCAGCAGATCCGCCTTCTCGTCCTCGATCGTCTTGTAGCCCTCGCTCGGACCAGAGGGCATACCTCCACCGCCACCCATCCCCTGTTGCTGCTGCTGACCACCGTCCATATCGTCGGGGCCCTCCTCGCCACCGTCCCACATCTCAGGAGCTGAAGGCGGCGCCATGTTCGTCTTGCCCGGGTTCATGAACGCCTCCAGGCCAGGCTCCTCATCCATCTCGCGAAACGTCTGGGCAGGTGGCGGCCGACGAATCAGGGGCCGGACAGTCGGTGGTTTGCGTACAGGCACGGGGCGCTTCTCAGGACCCGAAATGGTAATCTCATCCATCAGGCGGCGTTCGTCGTCATTCAGATTTAGGGTCATTCCGGTGTCAACCGACAAGTCCATTCTGACTATATTAAAGAAAGGAACTTCTAGGCTTTAACGCAGTCTTTTTTCCCAGTCTATGGTAAAATGAAGGCGACCAAGATTGTGATCATCGCCCTCCTGCTCCTCATTCTCTTCCAGGTGACCATGGGTCGTAGCGTGAGCCGCATGTCCATGCTGGACACGACTCAGGGCTCGATGGCTGCATCTGGTCCTTCCAGCATCTTTGACCTGAAGCACAAGCTGGGTTGCGTTGCAGGTGGGTTCAACCCCAACTCGTCGTACTACTCCAAGAGCCTGACGCCTGGCGGCTTTTGCGGCGACGAAGACTGGGTTCGCAACCAGCAGCGCGATTTCGAGATCAAGGGTGGCATTGGTGGCTCTCTACTGTCCAAGTAACGGTCCTATGGTTGTCCATCGCACTCCCAAGGAGAAACGTTTCTCAGTATAGTCACCCCCCACCTGCTCATTGATCTCTATAAACTTCGAGGATCTCTTTGATCACGGGATGGCGAATGATATCCTCTTCAGTAAACTGGATACTCTTGATCATCTCAGACGAGGCGTTCAATCGGGTCAAAAAATCAATCAGACCGTTTTGGTCATAGCCACGATCGTGCTGCGCAGGATCACCGGTTACGACCAACTTGGAACCCTCGCCGATACGTGTGAGGACCATACGCATCTGGGACGGCGTCGAGTTTTGCATCTCATCGGCGATGATCCACGCGTCGTCAAACGTCCGGCCGCGCATGTACGCCAGAGGACACACCTCGACGTTACCGTGTCTGCGCAGTCGGTCAATGTCGTTCGGGGTGTAGAAGCGGCGGAGCGAATCAAACACCGGTCGAGTCCACGGGTCCATCTTCTCGTCGATCGTACCTGGGAGGTAACCATGTTGCTCGTCGACCGAAACTGCCGGGCGAGTCACGATGAGTCTCTGGACCTTGCCCATAGCCAGCTGCTGAGCGCCAGCACTGCAAGCAAGGAGAGTTTTCCCGGTTCCGGCGGGCCCCGAAGCAAAGACAACGGGGACGCTGGGTGCATTGAGAAGCGTCAAGAAAGCCTTTTGGGTCAGTGTACGCGGGGCGAAGCTCATATACGAAAAAGACGCCTAATGCTTAAGTAGCGTGACGGGGCTGAATAAAATCAATGTAGTAGTATGTTGCTCATTGGAGTGTCTGACGATACAAAAAACAATCCGATCATGTTCACTCCGTGGTCATTGATACATGTGATATCCGGTATCATGTTTGCGCTGCTTACTCGAAATGTACCATTCGGACGATCATTCGCCCTCTTTTTCATTCTGCACGGTCTCTATGAACTAAAAGATGTGAGCACGGGTGATATTAATTCAGTTCCAAACAGTATAGGTGATCAAATATTGGGTACATGCGGATTTCTACTAGGGCGAACCCTTGAAACACAAAAATTGATAATTATTTCATTAATTCTTTTTGGCATATTTTTGAACCCTTTATTTTCCAAGAATGGTGAAACCTCAAAGGTGTGGAAATTGTGGACTTCCAGGTCATAAACGTTATGAGCTCATACACGTCAAGGATGAGGCTCTTCAACAAGTGGAGAGTTCCAAATGGCCCCGGTACACACTATCTCATGGATGGCGGGATTCTCGACGTGCCGTACAAAGACACGGAGGCGTTCTTTGTCGAGTACCTCGCAGCCTTGCGCCGTGGACACAAAGTGTACGTCGTCGAGCAAAAGACGGACGTTTTCAAGTTTTTCGTCGATCTTGATTGGCGTGCCGATGCACCCCTTGAAGACAGCGTACTGCTCGACATTCTCGAAAAGATGTGCACGGTTGTCCAAGGGCGATGTATCGTGTCGCGGCCACCCGTGCGCACCGAGGAGGATGGTCGAATAAAATCGGGCGTTCACATTCACTGGCCAGAGACGCTCGTGACACGTGCCGAGGCGCTCGCGTTTCGAACACGCATTCTGCTCGAGATGGATGACGACCCAGAGTGGAATGAGCGTATCGACTCGAGCGTCTATGGCGGGTCGGGCCTACGTATGATCGGCTCGCACAAGATGCCGACGGGTGATCCGTACGTCCCGTGGACACCCGGTGCCCGTGAGGACATTACGATCGATCAACTCAAAGACTACTCGATCAGGGCAAAGGAGGAGGAGACTCAATCGACTGTCGCCGAGGTGCTCAACCACGGGCCGCTCGAGGCGTACATACGCAAGTACATTCCTGGTCAGGAGTACATGCGTGTCAAGCGCATCGGTCGCAAGGGCAAGGAGGCGCTGTGGGTTCAGACGGACTCCAAGTACTGCGAAAATGTCAAGACGGAGCACAAGTCGAATCACGTCTGGTTTTCAGTCTACGGTGATACAATCTGTCAGCGGTGTCACGACGAGGACTGTAACGGTTTCGTCGGTCGGGAGTTTATTCTTTCTCCGAGCATAGTAGAGGAACTTTCCAGCAATGTTGCTGTGGATCGTTCTACTTTTGTGTCTATTCGCGATCTTGTTCCCGGGCACTGGTTTCCCCAAGACCCTAGCGAACCGGTACGAGAGACTGGTGCACCCATACTCGGGTCTCGACCCCGAAACGTGGCGCGAGTTCAAAATAAACATTCGCGCGTACGAGCGGGAACAGGACGTGGAGCTGGCCGCAAGACAGCTGTACGCGGCGGTGGAGAATGTCCGTAACCTCGGTCTTTCGATTCAGCGCGCCGATGATCACGAACACCAAGAGAAGCTCGACGACATTGCCAGTCGACTCGGCGTTGAAGGTGAGTACGAGCTGTTCGCTGCAGCGAAGCGAAAGGGTGTTTATTTTTTTCCAAAGTACTTAAACGAGACGGTCGATGATTCACCAGGGAATGCCACCAAAGACACCCGTCGTGGCGGCACCGTCGGCGACCCCGGAGTCCACTTCCCCGCCCCAAGGCAACGTGGAGACACCGGCCCTCCCCCAACTGAGGACGCGTTCTGGGCGGATCGTGAAACCACCGGAGCGGTGGTCTCCACAGGAGCGGTGCGAGGATGATTACGCCTCGGACGAGTATGACTCGGACGAGTCTTCCCTGCACACGTCCGACGACGAGTGTGATTCGGAGGATATCTCGAGCGAGTCGGATGCGGATGAGGATGGCAATCTTGCCGGTTTTGTAGTTAAAAGTGACGATGAAGATATAGACAGTGATGTTTCAGCCTCCGGAGGAGATGGATCCGAGATCGACTCCGGTGATGAATGAGCAGCAGCAGCTCCGTGAGGAGTATTACCTTCCACCGCAGATACAGAAGCACGACGAGTTTCTCGAGAGTGTCTCGAAGCAGACGCTGGTACTCGTGTTTGCGGCATTTTTCATCGGGCTTTTGCTCGGCAAATCTATGACGCCTGTTGTACTCAGGCAATAAGTTCCTGTAACTCAGTTGGTTAGAGTGCGAGTCTTATGAGAAATGCACTGCATTTCAGATCAGAGAGCTCGACGTCGCGGGTTCGATCCCCGCCAGGAACATTCTGACCCTATGGCCTAATCGGATAAGGCGTGAGACTTCTAATCTCGAGACTGCGGGTTCGAATCCCGCTAGGGTCTTTTACAACTGTGTACCTATAAAGGGAATGCTGCGCGAGGTGGTTGTCGGCAAGTATTCGGCCGTCTCTGACACGACAGCCACGTTGCTCTCGGATGCCGGGATGACCGTCATGGGAGCAATGCCGGCTGAAGACTCGAGGCCGACAAAGTCACCATAAAGATCGTTTGACGCAGAGACGTTCGCAAACGCATCCTCCTGAAAATACCCCGTGAGTGGGTGTTCACGCATGTTGAGCCAACCGGCTGCATCCTTGAACACTTCCGTCTGATCCTGTGGCTGTTCTTTCACGTCTTCTACAAACGGCAAGACTGTGTTTTCGTCACGGGGTGGCGCGTAGCAACTCTTTTTTGGCCTGGTCATAAGAACCAGTACCGTCAGCACTAGAACGGCGAGGCCGAGCCATATCGTCCACTTCATCTACCAATCGGCAGAGAATTTACTTGAGCAGGTTCGGGGTTGAATCCGAACCGATAGGTGCCGGTGGATCGATGGGACCAATGGCCGGTGGAGCCTCTGCCGCAGCCAGACGCTCCTTCTCCAGCTCCTCGCGGCGCTTGACAATCTCGGCCGCGATACGTACATCCGCCTTGGCCACCAGCTCCTGCATGTCCGCCTCGGGAAACTCCTTCTTGAGCTCGTCGATGAGCTCCGCCGGGTGAGGAATCGGCGGTACATCCGGGCGGTTGTAAAACTTGGAGTTTTCATCCCCGGGCTCGATGAAGGGCGTCGGGCTCCCCTCGATCGGCTTGGCCATCATGTCGCGCTTGCGCTTCTCAAAGTGAGACGCCGCCTCACGCTGGTTCTGGCGGTACTTGGACATAATCTCCTCGAGCTTCTCGTTCTGGTAGTGCACGTCGTCAATCTGGTCACGGTCCGGCGGGATCAGCAGCCACTTGTACATGTCGACGACGTAAATGTCGACGAGCGCATCCTCCTTCTGCAGACGCTTGGCATGCGCAGCCGCCTCCTCCTTGGTCGGGAAGCACCCGCGAATCTTCATACCCAACTTCTCATTCTTCTGTGGCTGGTCAGGGCCGACGATCGAGATGAGTGCGTACACCTGGCCGGGCACAGTCAGGAAATCCTGCTCGAGCATGCCAGAAGACGCCATATAAACAGTAGAAGCGCTTTTGTTTTAAGTGAAAAACCGCAGGCGCGCGATGGAAACCCTTCGTCGTCTTCATAATCAGAAGAAACGTGAACTCATCCTGGGCATTGTACGCCCAGGTAACGTGGTGCTCGATTGTGGATGTGGACGCGGGGGCGACTGGCACAAGTGGAAGGTGGCTGGAGCGCATCGCGTAGTCGGCGTCGACCCTGACCAAGAGTCACTCGACGAGGCCCAGCGTCGTGCGACTGAAATGGGGTTCCCGGTCATCCTGTTTCGTGGGGATATTCGTGACATTCACATCAACAACTTTGACGTCGTCTGTTACAACTTTTCGATTCACTACATTGTCGAATCGCTCGGTGAATCGGCCAAGGCGATTGCCCGTGCCGTGAAGCCAGGGGGGTATCTCATCGGTATCACTCCCGACCGTGCACGTATCACAGAGTTCAAGTCACCGGATGCGCTCGGAAATACGATTGAGCAGATCGATCCTACACATGTTTCAGTCCGGCTCGTCGATGGGCCATTTTACGCCGATGGCGCGAAAACCGAACCGATGATTTCAAAGGGTCTTTTGGAACACGCTCTCGGTCCGTGGTTCAAACTTGAACGGTGGACGCCCATGCTAAACACCAGTACCGGTCTCATATCGGACATCTATTCGACATTTATTTTCAAGCGCAAAGAGTAGATATGAAGGTGAACTGGGTGGACATAGGGCTAATGAGCACTTTGCTCATCATGCTCATATGGGCCGTCACGTCAATTAAAGAGCCAAAGATGCTCACGGATGTACGGGAGCGCTATGACATTCTTTTGGCGCATCTACGCCAGACTCAACAGGTTGATCCACGTTTCGAAGTTCTTCGTCGACACGAACCATTGCTCACTGGCATTGACTCGACGCGCATGACGAACGGCACGATCGGGTACAATGTCAACAAGGGGTACGAGATATATATGTGTATCGATGCAGAGGGGTCTCTCGATGCAGCGATGCACGTGCTCATTCACGAGCTCGCACATATGACGGTTCCCGAGTATGATCACTCGGATGCGTACTGGCAAAATTTCAAGGACCTGCGTGAGTTGTGCAGGACGCTCGGTTTGCTCATCGAACATAGCGAGCCCATGACGTACTGCGGCGGTCAAATTACAGTCTAGGCCTGGTTCTTCAGAAACTTGAGTGCGAAAAAATACAGCGCCGCGACGAGCAGGGCTGTCACGGCCATGCCGGTCGTCGACAGATCGCCAGCCTCGGACATGAACTTGGGGATCGTGTCCGCAAGCTTGTCCTGGACGGGCTTGGAAAACGCCAAAAGTGCAGCGATACCTGCCACGGCCGCCTGGAACTGCTCATCCGTCAGTCCCAGAGGGTTGCCAGACTTCTTCGACGGCGTCGCACCAATCATACCCGGGCTCACGGCTGTCACGCGCTGGGTCGTCGGAGAGGTGTACGTTGCCGAGTTGACACCACCTGGTGAATCCTCGAACGAAGCGGATGGCATAACATCAGCGATGGAACTCGAGAAATCCATCATGTTATTATTCTGGTCAGAAGTTTTTTCGTCTTGGAAAAGCGGAATTGCACCAGGGCCAGCCGGCGGAACTTCGCCGCGTCCAACGGGTTCTGACCGAGTGTTTGAACCCATCTGACGATCGATCGACTGTGGCTGCTGGGGAGACTGATCATCGATCGTCGGGATGTACTGAATCATGGTAGAACCGCCTGAGCCGAAATCCATGTTCTCCATTGTCTCTCAGTGAGAGTCTTTTTAGCGGCGTGGAGCGCGTCTAACGGGTTTTATTCTTGAGCATATATATGAAGTTGTACAGAGGTAATTCCGGGGCAAATACAACGTTGGGAAACAGTCCAACGTATTTTGCGAGGACTCTGAAAAACGCAGAGTTGTATGGAACTGTACGGTCCTATGATCTGAAACGCGCCGTGAGTCTTTTCAATATGGGGAATGTGAATGAGGTGGCAAAGTTAATGTCACTTGCACCGCCGTCGATTTATAACGACATTGTACAGACATTTAACATTTCAAATGGAAACCAGGTGAAGCGTGCGTCGAATGCCGAACCAGACCGCAGAGTCGCTCGCTTTATATGCAGTCTGGGGTATGACGGATACACAGCCCCGCGTCTTTCACGGAAAAATGGAGGTGAATTCCATGCTGAAGTTGTTCTGTGTAAACCGCGCGATGTCCTGAGAAACACAAAACCTGAAATTCTCAGTCTCGTTCCTCCCCGTGCACCAACAAAGAAGCGACCTGCGAGACGTACCCCCAACAACAACTAGACCTTCTTGATCGTGAGGGCCGACGACCCCTTCTTAACGATAGGCGTCCCGGACGTGGATGCGAGACTCGGTGGGTGCTTCGGGTTGTAGTTTTTGGCGTGGTACTGCCACATGGCATCGGACCCAATACGGAACCCCGTGCGAATGGGCGCCTTGTAATAGAAGACGCAATCCTCGATCCGATTGGACTTGCTCGTATTGTCCAGCACCAGACATTCATAGTTCTCCGTGCAGGCGTTCATCACCTGGCAGAACATGTCGAACGTCGGAAAGACGCCAAAGAACGACTTGTACAGCCGCTCGCGATTCTGAATCACATTCTCGCGCAGGACAAACACGTAGTCGACGTTGGCACGCAGGTCGGGTGACAAGTCCATGCAATACTGCATCGTCAACATGAAAAACAGCTTCCAGTGTCGACCGTTCATGAAGCATTGCCGGATGCACGTGTCCTTCATGAACGCCTTGTCGTACATGCAATCGTCCATGAGCAAAAAGGCACCCGTCTTGCGCCCAGCACCGACGAGCGTACGTTGACGGGCGAGAACCTTTTCGATCGCCGACTTGTTGTAGTCGCCGTAGATGAACAAGTCCGGTACAAATTGTTTGTAGTAATGGTTACCGTCCTCCGTGCCTGACATGACGATCCCGACCGGCAAGTGCCGTTTGTAGTACATGATGTCAGTCACGAGTGTCGATTTGCCCGTACCGCGCTTGCCGATGAAGACGCACACCTTGTCGTCTGCAATCGTGCTCGGGTCAAACTTCCTGAGCTGGAGATTTGCAGCCATTCCTGGTACCATCGGGTATTTTTCCAGAGCGTGTAGGGCGCGCGCCGTAAAAAACCGTGCCTAGTGTTAGATGTCGAGCGCCAGCATTCGACTTGCGGCCCGTGGCGAGCAGGACTTGTGGCTCACAGGCACGCCCAAACAGACGTATTTTCTGGCACTGTATCGCAAACGTGAACCCTACGTTCTCGAATCGTACGAAGTTCCGTTCGACACGTCGAATGTGTTTTTCGGATCGACCGTGACGTGCACGCTCCCGACCAAAGGCGATCTCGTTCAAAAAATGACGCTCAAGTGCACCTTGCCCGCCCTCTTCTATCGCAAGCCCGGGTGGTGTTACCCCGTGACGTCGACGACATTTCAGCCGTACATCTATCTCCTCGATTCGTCAGGGAACGTTCTCGAAATTCTACAAGTTCGATCGAACCAACCGTTCTATTCATCGGCTGTTCTGACATGGGTACCGGTGTCCGCATACCTGACAGCCGTCGCGTACAACGGCGTCGATCGCCTGACGTATACGCTCGCTGCATCGGTTGCCCGTATCGGGTTTGTCGCGACAGAAACGTCCTTCTTTGGTTTCGATGATAAGCTCGGCACAAAGCTTGGCACGACCGGCATCGTCACGTACGCCGCAACGACGACCCTCCAGGCTCCATTCACGCTCGAGCAGAGCGGGTGGGTCCCGGGATTTACTCCGCCGGTCGGTCTGAGCTACATAGACTCGGTCGGTACATACGTCATTCGTACGGCAGAGTTTCTCGTCGGTGGTCAGACGGTCGACGTCGTCACGGGCGAGTACATTGACATTCGCCAGGATCTCGAGGTTCAGTACGAAAATCAGGCGGCTCTACTCCTGCTCAATGGCAAGGGGGACACGAGCGCGATTCAGTTGGCCCGGACATACTACGTCACCCTGCCGTTCACACCCGAAATGGCGCTTCCGATTCGTGATCTGTACAAGCAGGATGTCAAGGTGCGCGTGACGTTCGAGCAGTTTTCACGTCTGACGGCGACCGATGTCCCCTTGAGCGGCTATGGTTTTCTGAACAGCGCGTCGTCGACCGTGTCGTCCGTTCTTCCCGCCCTGTATTCCAACACGGCCGTGTTTGACGGCACGTACATCTACGTGTTTTCGTACAACATGTTCGGGCTCGTCAATCCGAGGGTACCGTTTGTAGCCCCGACGCTTCTTCAGATGGGTGACGTGAGTCCGAATGCCCAGTTTGAAGCGAGCTTCGTCATCAACGGCGAGGTGTTTGCGGTGTCGACCGATCAGTACATCGTGTCCGTCCCAGTCATCACCACCCAGACACTTTCGTCATTCCTGACGTCATCGTACGTCGTCTTCCCGGCTGGCATACCGCGCCGGGCTGCATGCACTGACGGGCGTTACATTTACGCTTACGCCGGGTCGAACGACTCTGCGGCTGCGTACAACACCGTGTATCGATTCGACACACAGAGTCTCGCGACTGATACGATCGACCTCAAGGTGACGGGTGTCGTCGCAGTCAACATCAATCTGCAGGTGGCACCGACGTTCGACGGCCGGTACGTCTACTTTGCCGACAAGTACCAAAACACGCTCATCATCCGGTACGATACGAACGCCGCATTCACAACAGCGGGTTCATGGACCGTGTTCAACTACAACTCGGTGCTCAGCCTCTCTCAGCAAAATCTGAGCGCCTCGACATTCGACGGCCGGTACGTCTACTGGTTGTCTGACGTGACCACGAGCCGATGGATCCGGTACGACACACGAGGCACGTTTGCAACCGCAGGCGCATGGCAAGTGTTTGATATCTCGACCGTCTATTCAGGTGCAACCACTGCGGGGTTCAAGTCACCGGTGTTTGACGGCCAGTACATCACGGTCAGTGGCAACGGCATCTTTTTGCGGTACAACACGGCGCTTTCGTTCACGACCGTGTCATCGTACGAATGGTTCAATTACACGACCGGCGCAACGTCCGCCGGTCCGCGAACAGCTGTGGTCACGTCGGGCGCGTTCAACATCAACGTGTTTGACGGCCGGTACATCTACAGCTTCCCGTACGGGACGCCAAACGTTCTCAGACAAGACACATCGGTTGCAATTACACCGTCGTCGCTCCAGGCGTCGATGATCATCGACTATGCGCGTCTGCCCGAGAGAAGCGAAATCAAGCCGCAGGAATTTATAGTTACACAGACGTCCCTGACCCAGTCACCGAACGCTCGCTTTGCGCTCGAGATTGCCGGTCCGGTCAAGGAGTTGTTCATGGTGAACCAGACGTTGACGACGTCGGGGCCCTACGTGTACAATCCACTGACCCCCATCGAGCTCAAATTCAACGACGAAAAGGTGTTTGACTGGACGGCTCGGCAGATTGAGCCGTTCCGGTTTCACTCGACAATGCCGCAGCGCACCATGAGTCTCGTTTCATTTTCACAGGATCCGGAATCCAACACGCGCATCGCCGGGAGCGTCAACCTCGCTCGCATGCGTGACATTCAAGTGTCTGTCGGTGCATCGGCAAACACCGTGACGCGCGTGTACGCTCGGACGTACAACGTGTTCCGGGTCGAGAACGGTATCGGCGGACTGCGCTTCATGTCGCCGTCGTTCAAAACCATGTTCCAGCCGGACAATCGGTGGGTGTACACGTCGACTGCAACCATAGCCACCGTGGGTGCTCAGCCGTTGTCGGGCAACGTACTCGCGACGGTTGGTATCGGTGGGATCGGCGCGACGACCGGTACACTCGAGGCGTCGCCTACGACACCTCCCCAGAAGATTGTGTTTGATTCGTCGGGCAACTTTTACGTCGGCGGTACATTCCAGGGGAACGACATTCAGTTTGGAAACAGCCCACTCTTCACGTGGTATGGCGGTGCACCGGACAGCTATCTCGCCGTGTACGATCGAACATCGACGCTCGCAAGCACTGTAGTCCTCACGACGCTTGGTGCCGGTGGCGTCACGATCAATGCACTGGCCGTGCAGGGGACGAGCGTGTACGTCGTCGGCACATTCACGACGACGGCATACTTTGTCAGTGTCGACGGAAACGCCACGACGTTGACAGCCGGAAGCGGAACGAACATGTTCGTCGCAAAGTATGGCGCCTTTGGTCAGTACACCACGTGGGTCACCAAGGCGGGGAACAACTGTACGGGGCTTGCCGCTACGACCGACTCGGAGGGTGTGTACATCACCGGAAACTTCACAGGTACGACGGCATTTTACAATGCTAACGGCACAACCACATCATCACTCACGGCGGTCGGTGCCCGTGACGGGTACGTCGCCAAATATTCACATACAGGTACGGCTCTGTGGGTGGCCAAGATTGGTGTCGCGCCAACGACGACCGTCAACTCGACTGGCATCGCATCGAGTGCCGATGCGTCGATCGTCGTTTCCGGGTACTGGATCGGGACGAATACACTCGGAGTGTACAACGCAGCCGGAACACCCACGTCTCTTTCGGGCGTCGGTGCAACAAACGACGCCTTCTTGGTCAAGTATTCGACAGCCGGTACGGTGACATGGGTAACACGCGTCGGTGCAGGTGGACAGGGTATTGTCGTACCGACCGTCGCGCTCGACAATACGATCGTGATCACGGGTGGTATATTGTCAACCGCCACTTCGTGGAACGTGTACAATCAGCCAGGGACGAGCGCAACCGTCACGACGGGTGTGATTGCAAAGGGAGCTGGGTATGTCGCAAAGTACAATTCGGCAGGTACGGCTCAATGGATCAAACTTGCAGTGGCGACAGCTGGTTCGCCCGCATCAAACTTTGGTCTCGGTGTCACGACCGATCCAGGTGGGAACGTATTTTCAACCGGGCTCATGTACGGTACGACGACGCTCGCCACGGCGCGCACCTACACAGTGACTGGTCAGGATGGCTACGTCATGAAGCTTTCACCGACCGGTACGCTCGTATGGGCGACACAGATTGACGACATTACCGCCGACTCGTACACGTTCGCGGGCAGCGTCACGTACGACCGGATATCGTCAAACATTCTCGTCACCGGTTCATTCTCTGACACGACCAACTTTTACAACGACACAAACAGGAGCGTCCCGGCGGCTATCCTCAACGCGCGCGGGGACACGTACGATACATTCATCGTAAAATATTCTGCGTAAACACCAGGGATGCAGGAACCACCTGCACAGTTTGCAACGCAGACCATTCGAGTACAGTTTGAAAAGAGCGTGTCATTTGGAAACGATCTACTCGTTTCGATTCCCAAAACGGGTGACGTGGTCAGCACGATGGTCTTTCGCGTGAGGTGGCCATCCGACGCACCGACTGTCGTTCAGCCGTCGGCCGGAACAGCGATGATCAACCGCGTCGAACTCATGTACAAGGACCAGGTGATCGAGCGTCACTATGGCGAAACGATGAACATCCTCAATGAAATCACCGTGCCTCAGGCGAAACAGTCTGCGCTTTCAGCCCTGATCGGCAAGGACACGACGAGCAATCTCGCCACGTATTACATCCAGTTTCCGTTCACGGTGAACATCCCGATCGTCGCACTCGACGAATCAGTCAAGGTGCGCATCGTGCTCAATCAGTCGTCGATGTTTATGAACGGCTCGTACGACGGGCGTGTCCAAGCTGATCTCTTTGTCGATTACGTCTACGTGTCAAAGGCGGAGCGCGACTATATGACGTTGTACCCACTGACCTACATGAGCCAGACGTTTCAGCTCGTCCAATTTCGCCTCCCGGCGAGTTTTTACCAATCGACGTATTCACTCTTGACGCGATTCGTCAACTCGGTCGCCGAGCTCTACTGGGTCGTCCAGAGCGACAATGCGTCGAACGTCTACGACTACACGAACAGCGGATCGGATCATCTCGTGTCGCTGCGGCTTGCGTCCGACACGGTCGACATCATCACACCGGACTATGCTTCGGCACTCTACCTGCGCGTGATTCAAGGGATGGAGTTTCACACGCGTGTCCCAGACAGTCAATTTTACATGTACTCGTTTGGCATCGCACCTGAACTCGATTCACCGAGCGGGACGCTCAACTTTTCTTCGCTCGAGAATCAGCAACACGAACTCACGCTGACACCGTGCATCACCGGACGCGACGTACGAATCTACGCTCGGTCGTACAATGTGTTTCACATTTCCAACGGCGAAGGCCGTGTCGTGTTCCCCACTCAAGAAGCTGGACCGGTTGACGGGACGATCAAAGGCGTGTCGACGAGCCTCCTCGGATCGGCACCCGGGAATGGCGTGTTCTCGCTGTACTACGGTGGGACGGGTGGCACGGGGAACTATGGTGCTTCGGGATCTGCAGTCGATTCCTTCGGAAACACGTACTCGTGTGGGACATTTGGAACGTCGACGCTCGTGGTGTACAACAAGGATGGATCGACGTTCGGGACGTTCAATCTCGTCTCGGGGTCGACCAACACGGGCTATATCGTCAAGTACAATACGTCGGGTACGGCTGTTTGGGTGACCACGATAGGTGGTCCCGGCTCTTCTCGAGCCAACGTGACAGGTATCGAGGTGGATACGTACGGTGATCTCCTCGTATCCGGTACGACGATATCGACCGCTTCCCAGACTGTGACGCTGTACACGAACGGCGTGACGGCGTACGGCACGACGCTCACGACAACCGCCGGGACATACGACATGTTCCTGACGAAGCTCGCGAGCGCGACGGGCACCCCCCAGTGGCTCATACCCATCACGGGAAGCGTCGCTGGTTCCGAGGGTGCCAATGCCCGGCAGACGAGTGCGACCTACCAAAGCTTTTTGTCGCTCGGGACGGACCTTCCGGGCAACGCCTACCTGACATTCACGTCCAATTCGACGTCCGTGTCGACGAGCGGCGTGTCCCGGTCGTCGATCGGCGGGACCTACAACGGGTCTGTGAGCGGTCTGTACAGCCCGAACACATACCTGGCCCAGTTTAACAAGTCGGGGACGTTTCAGTGGATCACAGGCATTGCCGGTAATCCGTCCGGGAACATCTTTGTAACGTCGGCGACTACAACCATCAACGGGCTCACGTCCGTCACGGGCTATTTCACGTCAAACACGTTCACGCCATTCAACACGGCCGGTCAGGCAAACACGGGCTATGCACTCACGCGGTCCGATTTCGACAGTTACTTTGGTGTACCGGCGATCGTCACGGCGACAACCGTCAACAGCTACCTGGCGACGTACACTTCGTCAGGTACGATCCAGATGCTGGCGCAGTATGTCGGATCGAACGTCCAGTCGCTGAGTATCGCACAGGACGTGTCGACGAACATCGTGACGTGCGGCACATTCGTGGGCAGTACGCTCGTGTTTTACAACTCGTCCGTCTCGAGCATTCCGCCATCCCTGATTGGCATCGGGGGTGTCCTCTTGCCGGCGTCCGGTGTTGATACGTACGCCTTCATCGTCAAGTATTCGACGCTCGGGTACGTCCAATGGGCGGTACAACTGGGCGGGACCGGTCAGACGTATCTCACGTCGTGTACGACCGACGCGACGAACAGCGTGTACTCGTGTGGGTACACGACATCGCCGACGATGACGATCGGCACACGATCACTCACGCGCATCGGCACGATAGACGGCCTCGTCGTCAAGTACTCGGCGTCAGGTGCATATGCATGGGCAATTCAAATCGGTGCACCCGGTGCGACGGTCAACTGTCGATCGGTCTCCATCGATCCACTCTCGCAAAACATCGTCGTTTCGGGAACATACACTTCAACGGTACCCGTGGTTGTCTATACGGTCAGCGGCATCTCGTCGGGGGTGACGCTTCCGGCCGTGAGTGTCGTTCAGCCGTTCGTAATCGAGTTAAAGGCGTAGAGGCTTTTAAGCCTAATGTTCGTGTGTGTCGTCACCCGCAACAAGTCGATCGCGGCGACGACACTTCACGCCCTCATGAACATCCACATGTACGCCATGTATAAAGGTTTGCACGTCGATGTTCATTTCGTGAATGACATGTCTGGACTCGCCAAGCTGATCAAGTCGGGCGAGCGCATCATCTGGTTCGACTATGGAACAAACCTCGATGAGCAGAGCCTGCGCAAGTTGTGTGACCCCTTCGAGAAGGATGCCAAGGTGCTCGTGTGTCCGTCGGTCAAGGAGGGTGTCGACTGGGACATGTTTCGCAAAAAGACGCTGGCGGGTTCGAAAGAGCCTGCGTGTCAGCGTGGTCTCACGTTTGACACTGACGTGAGCAAAAAGTGGGCCGACGGTCTGTACGAGGTGACCAAGACGTCGGCGCGCGTCTGGGCCATGGACTCAAAGCCGATTGACAAGAAACTGCGAGGTGACAAGGTTCCGGTCAAGCTGCAGACCGAGTCGTACGAGGCGATGTTTGATCAGCTCTTGAAGCTCGTCAAGGTGGGTGCGTTGACGCAGTCGCAGGTGGTGTGTCATTACACGTACGAGTGTCTCGGAAACATCTTAGAGACACCGGGCGTTCGTGTAGATAAGTAGACACACATGGGCGAAGCCCTCGCCCTCCGGGCGTTTGTGAATCGGGTTTGGGGCTTTGCAGCCGACTCGACGTATTTTCCAGGTCCTCAGCCTGTTTCAATTGAGCGGCAACACTTCCCGCTTTTGAAAAAGTCTGCCTACCTCGCATGTCACAAGATGGATGGCGTGCGCCATTTGCTCGCCTGCTGTGAGATTGACGGCGTCAAGCGCGCCGCGCTCATCGATCGCACATTTGCCGTACAGTTTTATACGTACACCCTGCCCAAGGATACTTTGTTGGATGGCGAGCTCGTCACACGAAACGACGGCCGGCAGGTGTTTCTGATTCACGACGCGATGATGATTCGCGGCGAATCTCTCATGCAGATGCCCTTGTCCGAGCGACTCATGAAGGCGCGCGCGCTCGTCAAGACGATCCTGACCAAGTCGCCGTTCGTGACGCTCGTCAAGGAGATGCGCGTGCTGGCCGACATGAAGAACCTCGAGGTGCCTCCGTATGAGACGGACGGGTTCATCTTTACGCCGATCAACGAGCCTGTTCGGTCGGGCACACACGAAACGATGTTCAAATGGAAGCCGCGTGATCGCATCACGATCGACTTTCAAGTGTACAACAAGGCGGACCTCTACATTCAAGAACGCGGTCGGCTCATTCACGAGACGCGTCTCTGCAGGGGTGAGTTTCCAGACGGCACCATCGTCGAGTGCGACTATGGCGATCTCGGATGGAACGTCGTCAAGATTCGGACGGACAAGACGTACCCGAACAACCGGCGGACCTACCTGCGTACGATTGTCAACCTCAGGGAGGATATACGACTTGAGGAATTTTATGCCCTTACAGCATGACGAAGACTACCACCCGATCAGTGGCTCGCCGCCGGAATGCGAACAACAACGGTACGCGTTCACGCGCACTGAGCGTCGTAGCCGCCCATGTGTTTAAAAGTCCAGTGTCTCGCAATCGTCCCCGGAACGCAATGACGGCTGCAGCAATTCACCGTCTTATACTCGCCAACCCGGTTCTTTATAGGCAGTACAGGAATACGCTACGTGCAGCGGCACCGTCACGTCCGCTTGCGAATTTCATCCCACGTTCTAACATCGGGCAGCGTTTTCAGCGCATTTTGCGCAATGCGCGTATAGTGAATCGTCACCGTGACGGCGGTGTAACATTTGTACTTCCACCGACATCCCAGTATGCCGGACGGTACCGGCTTCACCCGAATGGTCACATCACGGGGAATAGAGCCGGTCGGATTACTGCAGGTGAAGGTGGATTCATGATCACAAACGTTACTCGCAACAACAACCGTTAAGGCTGAGCCGCGCCCAACAAGCAAAGAAGAATGACGACCGAGCTTGCCAACGAGGTGATTGCCATGGCGTTTGCTATGGACATGTGGGTATTCGGTGGCTACGTCCGTGACGTGGTGGTTCGGAAACAGCAGATGTTTGGAGATCTCGACATCTGCTGTAGCCGTGCAAAGACAAATGTGTCTCAATTCATCCGCGCACTCGGTGCGCGCTTCGACGTGACGATGCACGATTCGCGCAAGTTCAAGAATACGTACGGTGCAATGTCACCGGGTATCACGCGGATCCACAAGTGTACGGTGGTTGAGGGTGACACGCGCGTTCGCGTCGACGTGGTGTCGTTTGACGGCTCGTTTGACGATTGGTGCGATGAGCGGACGGTTGACTTTACGTGCAACCTCTTCTACATGAAGCGCGAAGTGGCACTCGGCCTGCGTTACGTACCCGAGTGTCTGAAGCACCATCCGACGCCGATGCAAAAGCTGATCGACATGACGATCGCCCAGGACTTTCACCGGATCTGGGACGTGCCCGGTGGTGTGTCGTGTCACTGCGTGAATGTCATTCGGATTCACGATCGAGCCAAGGAGCTCGTCAAGCGTGGCTGGTATATGCCTTCGACGCCAACGCTCATGTCCGAGCGCATGAGTCACGAGATTGACGAAAAGCCGTACGCACAGACGGAGTGTGGACGCATGCAGGGTTTCATCGATCATCTCCAGTCGCGCCGGGCTGTTCGGCAGCTCGAAGAGATGACTGGCCGAGACGCGGTGACTCGGCGTATCAGAACTATGCTGTGATGCGATCCTCGAGCTTGCCCGTGAATCGGATGTTGCCGACGTGGCCGAGCGTCGTCGTGACATCGGCGAAAATCTGACCGCCCATCTGCTGCCATCTGCGGCAGAATGCATAGTCCTCTGACAGGTAGCGACGGTTGACAGGGTCGATCATACAATCAAAAACAGCACAATAGTCTTCAAAGTCGCGATTCTGATGGTCGTTCTTGCAGTTGAGCTCGGGGTACCGCTCAAACATGCGCGTGAACACGTCGCGCTTGATCATCAGAAAGCCAGTCGGGCCGTCGAGCACCTCGACAAAGCCGTTGACAATCTGAGCATTCGCCTGTTTAAAATTCATGACGAGTGAAGCGGCGAGTTTATTCAGACTGCGCGTGTCGTTTGTCTTTACGGCGTGTTCCGCCTGATCCCACATCACCACCTTTTTGGGGTAGACGGCACATGACACGTCATGACCAGAGCCGAGAAGGCGCATGACCGACTCGGGCTCAAACTTTACATCAGCATCTACGAACATGAAATAGTCCGCCTGACTGCGAATCATAAAACGGGCGACCGAAATGTTACGAGCCCTGTGGACCAGCGACTCGTTCTCGGTCGTGTCGAGCATGAGTTGGACCCCATTCTGTGCACACATACGCTGAAGTTTCAGGATCGATTCAGCGTATGCCTGCAGACACACACCGCCATAACACGGTGTGCTTAAAAACAGGCTAGGCATCCCTGCCTTCTTTATGGATCGTTTGTTTATCTAGTACTCCTTCGACATGTACGACACGCGGCCAAACAGGCGCATCAGCAGAGACACGAGCAGAACAAACACGATGGCGTGCAGCACGAGGCCGCCCGTCTTGGCGACGCCGTCCTGAGTCGCGACCCAGCTGCCAAACACCTTGCGGGTCAGCTCGTACGTCATGGGGTGCGCCACCAGGATGTAAGCCAGTGCGGGGGTCAGGGAAAACTTGACAAAGGACATTCTTACTATGTGTCACAGAAAACAAATTTGACGATTGACCTTTCGCCGGTCGTCACTGGGCTGACGCCGTGCATGACGCCTCCGGCCTGGACGACCAATAAAGAGTTTGGCTCGGCCCATACGCCGTGCTCATTCCCGAGCCAGTCGCGACGGATCGTCATGCTGTCTGACGTGTTCGTGACAGTGTACACGCACTCGTATTGTTGACCGATGAGCGAAGTGTCCCGGTGCCATTTCATACCGCCGCAGCCCACCTGGTACTTGCGGTACTCGACTGGGATAGTGATCCGACGCGACGACGGAACAGCCGCAGGTTCGAGCGGCTTGGAAAACACGCGCGTAAAGTACTCAGTGAGTTTTGGGCTCGTAAATACGCGGTGGGTCACTGTCCCGGGCGACATGAACGTTCGAAGACGCCCCGGCGCCACCTGATTGTTTTCGTCGTCTAATCGCACCCTGGAGAGTTCGTCGAGGAGGTGTCGGTGATCGCTCAGGCTGAGAAACTGGGGGATGTACAGAAACATCCCCCCTGTCAATATCATCCATAATATCAGCCCATCGTACACCGCGCTCACTCGGTGGAGGCATTGTGTTTCTTTACAACTTTGAGCACCTTTTTAACAGGCTTTGACGTCTTTGTATTGTACCGGCCGAATAGCTTTTCGAGATCAGCCTGGCGCTGGTCGACCGTTCGATTCATCTTTGCGTGGTGATCGCGCGCCTGTTTAATTTTTTCGGGTGGATAGCCGTCGAGCTTCATGGCGTCACACAACGCCTTGAGTGATGGCAACGCGGGACTGCACTTTGAATAGACAGCCGAGACGTGTTCGGGAAAGGGTCGCTCCTCTACAACGCGACGAACCGGCGGACTGTCAGGTGGTTGCCATATGGGCACATGAACGCGCGCGGGAGCCTCGCACGCCTGAACCGAGTTCATGTTACGGATCAGCCTGGCGACGATCGACTCATTCATGGGAGGTGGGAGGGGAGAGACAACAGGGACGCGAATTCGTGGCAAAGGTCGTTTGTACATTTACACAAAGGCACTCAAAGTTCTTAGATCGCCGCCGCAGCTCAACCGCCCCTCTACTCGTCGTCCTCCACAAACTCATCCACCACAGCAGCGCGCGCCAGGCGCTCGCGCAGAGTGCGCGGCGGGCTCATCACCGTCTCGTACTCGTCCTCGACATCCTCCAGCGGGCAGCCGTGCGTCTGGCACAGCTCGCAGTCCGAGTGCACCTCGTCATCCAGCTCGTGCGTGTGCACCGGTGCATCCGACTTGACCTTCTTCGCCTTCTTGGCCGCCTTCTTGGGCGCGGCCGGCGCGCTCGGGCCCGCCTCGTCATCAGAGCCTGCCGCGGCACCACCCTCATCCGTCACCTTCTTGGCCGGCGCGCGCTTCTTCTTGGGCGCCACGGGGCGCGGGGCATCCTCGGTGTCCGAGTCGTCTGCCACGGGCTCCTCGCGTGTCGCCACCGCCTTCTTCTTCAGCCGCTTGATCGGGCCAGTGGAGGACCCTGCAGGCGCGCTCGCCGCCGCCTCAGCCTTCTTGGTGTGGATGCTGCACATGGCAGTGCCGAAGAGCGGCTTGAGCTTGCACGGCCCACCCTTGGCAGTCAGGCAGCTGCACGCCGTCGGCATCGGCGTGGCATTCGGATCCTGAGTCTCGTCGGGATCGACCGGCGTCACAGACACCTTCGCCTTGCGCGTCTTGGCAGACCCCTTGCCCTTGGCCTCCTTGGTGGCCGGGATGACATTCACGAGGTACTTGTCCATCAGGTGCTGAGCATCGAGGCCCTCGCCCTCGGCGATCGAGCTCACGAGGTTGCGCATCGCATCCTCAAACTGCGTCTTCAGCGTCGCGAAGATGGAGTCGGAAACGAAGGAGGCCATTTGTACTTGGAGAGGTAGAGGTTGGACGCTTTAGGCGTTGGGTGTTGGTTGGCCTGAGCTGTGCTCGGCCGGTGCGGACAGAACCTCTTTTTTGAGGTTCGTGAGAGGTGGTGGGCTCTCGAGTGCTGTAGATGAGACAGCACTTGGGGGCTTTGTGAGTGGATGGTTGTACCGTGGTTGTCGCATGATCGGTGCAGACAAAACCTAGAAATTCCCAAACTTGGCGCGCGTATTTCTGTGAGCCTCGTTTTGTGCAGCACGCAGCGCCTTTCTAGCATTCTCGTAACGGCGTTTCGTGTCGTACATTTTAGCTTTGGCGATTCTGGCTTTAGTGCTATTGCCACGCGCTAGGGCGTTATTGTAAGAGAAAAGGAACTGCATGTTCGCGCCGAGCAAACGCTCCACCTTTCTCGCCGCGTTCCGGACCTTCTGAGTATTCAGATTCTTGACGATTGCGTTGATCCTCGCATTCGAGTTGGACATTAATATACCTCGTTATTTTTTTTGGGACCATCGGCTGCCCCTCTATTTGCGCAAGCTAGCAAGTCGAAGCTTGGCCGTTTGTTCGGCATTTTTCAGCTTCTTCGGATACCTATTTGGCCTCCACGAGGATCTATAATTACCATTGGCGTTGCTGCCCTTCACCGGAACAAATCCGAGGTGCTTTCGGACGATATGTGTCGTGATCGGTACACCACCCGTCTTGTTGCGGTTCGTGTTGCTGAGAAAAACACCCTGGTGTCGGACTTTGACAAATCCCGCGTTTCGTAGGATGGCTGTCGCGAACGTCCGGAGCGCTGTTGCGATCCCCTTGTTTCGGTTGTTCGGGTGCGTACCCCCACCTTCAAGACTGCCCGTGAGCAGATCGGGGCGCGTCGTCACGCGTATATTTGTCGAGTTTCCGTACTCGACACCGAAGGCATCCGGGCCATACTTTTTCACGCGTACGCCGAGCGGTGCCAGGTTTCTGTTGAATTTATTAACCACCCGGTTGAGAGCGTTTCGCTGGGTCTGTATCCATTTTGGCGCCATACTGTTAGAACAAGTTTTAAATGAGCCTAGAGACGTGTGACGATGTGTACTCATGGTGGCGTTCCAAGCCGTTGCTTGGTCGGCACGTGAAGATGAAGACACGTACACGATAGATATTTTCGGGCGTACCGAGGATGGACAGTCTGTCCACGTCGAGACGCCCTTTGAGCCGTACTTGTTTGTCAAGGTGCCGCTTGGTAAGCCCGTGCCGACCATCGCATCGTCGATCGGTTCACCAGTCCTCATAAAACGCAAGGATCTCTGGGGGTTTCAGAACTGTACGGAACACACGTTTGCCAAGTTTACGTTCCGGAACGAGAGCGACATGCGACGCGCCGAGTGGCTCTGTCGCAACCAAAAGTACCAAGTGTACGAGGCGAACCTGAGTCCTGTCCTGCGGATCATGCACAGGACGGGAATCAAGTCTACGGGGTGGCTCGAGGCGAAAGGTACGCCGGCACGGGGGTCATCGTGTGCGATCGACCTGCGCGTCAACGACTGGCGCACGCTCAAGCCCATCGAGCGTGACGACATTGCACCTTTGCGCATCGCCTCGGTGGATATTGAGTGCTTTTCCGAGTCGGGTGCTTTTCCGAATCCGATGACGCGTTCGGACGTGTGTTTCCAGGTGGCCGTGACGACCCGGACGTACGGACGCGAAGGTCTCGAGCGCAAGGTGCTTTGCGTCAAGAACACCGTGTGTGAAGACTCGGAATGGTTTGCGACCGAACGCGAGATGCTCGAGCGGTTCGCCGAGTACATGCGTGACGAGCTCGACCCGGACATCATCACGGGTTGGAACATCTTCGGGTTTGACTTGGAGTATCTGTATACACGGACGGTCCTCAGTGGATGTTCTGACGTGGCGTACGTCTGGGGTCGTATGCGTGATACGCACATCGAGCTCGTCACCAAGGTGCTCGCGTCCAGTGCTCTCGGCTCAAACACACTCAAGATGGTGCCGATGATCGGTCGTTACGTGTTTGACATGTTCCAGGACATCAAGCGCGAACACAAACTCGAGTCGTACTCGCTGAACGCCGTCTCGGCTCACTTTCTGAACGACAAGAAGATTGACATGCCCGTGCGTGAGATTTTCGGTCGATTCCGCGAAGGTGATCCTGTCAAGCTCGGTGAGGTGGCGGAGTACTGTCTCAAGGATACGGAGCTTCCGCACATGATTGCAGAAAAGACGTGTCTTATCCAGAACCAGATCGAGATGGCCAAGGCGACGTGGGTGCCGATGTCATATCTGAGTGAGCGCGGCCAGCAAATCAAGGTGTTCAGTCAGGTGTGTCGCAAGGCGCGTGAGCTCGGGTTCATGGTGCCGACCATGCGTGTCGACAAGAACGCCGGACCGACGGATTACCAAGGTGCTACCGTGCTCGACGCACAGACTGGTGCGTACTATACGCCGATCACGGCTCTGGATTTCGCGTCTCTGTACCCGTCGATCATGCGTGCGCACAACCTGTGCTTCTCGACGCTGGTCATGCAAACGCAGTACAAAGACTTGCCGAACGTCAAGTACGAAACGTTCGGACCACACACGTTCGCTCAAGATGTACCGTCCCTTCTGCCTGTTATTCTCAATGAGCTCGCCGTATTTCGAAAGAAGGCGAAGAAACTCATGGCGGCTGCCGAAGGAACGCCGATGGAGGCGGTGTACAATGGTCAACAGCTCGCGTACAAAATTTCGATGAACTCAATCTACGGCTTCACGGGTGCGTCCAAGGGTATGCTGCCACTGCTGGCGATCGCGTCGACCGTGACGTGGCGTGGTCGCGAGATGATCGACGAGACGAAAACTTACGTCGAGGCGAACTTTCCAGGTGCAAAGGTGAGGTACGGAGACACGGATTCAGTGATGGTTGAGTTTGACGTCGGCGGACTCAAGGGCCAAGCTGCGATCGACAAGTCGTGGGAACTGGGTGAACAGGCGGCTGAGCAGTGTACAAAGCTCTTCAAGGCACCGAACGATCTGGAGCTCGAAAAGGTGTACTGTCCGTACTTTTTGTACAGCAAGAAGCGCTACGCGGCCAAGATGTACGAGGGTGCTTCGGATCCAAAGACCGGTCAGCCCATTCTGAAAGAGGATGGGACGCGGCTCGTCAAGTTCAAGAAGATTGACGTCAAGGGCTTGCAGGTGGTTCGGCGTGACACGTGCATGTACGTGCGCAAGACGCTGAAACAGCTTCTGAATCTCGTGCTGGAATCGAACGACCCGAGACCGGCGATCGAGTATGCGCGTCACTGTGGCAAAGAGCTCTTAGCCGGCAAAGTGGACGTGCTCGACCTGACAATGTCCAAGCAACTTGGCGCTGATTACAAAACTCGACAGCCACATGTCGAAGTCCGGAACAAGATCCGGAAGAGGGCCCCGGGGTCTGAACCCCAAAATGGCGATCGGGTCGCTTTCCTCATCACCAAGGGCCCTGGGCTTCTGTGTGACAAGGCGGAAGATCCGAGTCACGTCCGGGACCATAATGTTCCCGTTGATTTTTACTATTACTTTGATCACCAACTCCAAAAGCCCGTGTGTGACCTTTTGGAGCCGCTGGTGGGTCAGCGTGCTTTTGATACAATTTTCAAGAGTGTCGAGTACTTGACCATGCCGTCAATCACTCAGTTTTTCAAGCCTCAACCTCGTCCGTAGGAGCCTCCTCAGCGGGTGCAAGCACGTCGGCAACCGTCTCAGCGATCGCCTGCTCAATCTCGGGCGTCACCTCGGGCTCTGGCTCCTCGGGCTCGGGCTCAGGCTCGGGCTCCTCGGGCTCTGGCTCAGGCTCGGGCTCCTCGGCCTCTGGCTCAGGCTCGGGCTCGGGCTCATCGGGCTCATCGGGCGTCACCTCAGGCTCTGGCTCATCGGACTCGGACACGAGGTCCGGAACCTCCTCATCCGACTCGTGATCATCTGCCGCCTGTGCGTTCAGAGCCTCCTCGATAAGGGCCGAAGCCCGGACCACTGGAACGTCCCCCTCGTCTTCTACCGGTACCTCGTCCTCCTCCTCGTCTTCTACCGGTACCTCGTCCTCCTCCTCGTCTTCTACAGGTACATCGTCTTCTACTGGTACCTCGTCCTCGAATGAGTCGGCGACATGCCACTGAACTGACGTCTTGTCGACGAGGGACAGATCACCGTCTACATAAAGACCCTGGAAGTTCTGGACTACGCCATCGATAATCGTCCACTCGAACGAGCCATTCGCGATACCGCCATGATCAGCCTCGGCGAGCTTATCGCCGAGACGACAGATGCACTTTCCGGTGACGGTATTCTTCAAGTGGGAGGTGTTTTGGTCCCACGTGGCGACGTGAGGGGGGACGCCACACGTCGACTTGACGTAGACGGACCCCTCCTTTGCGAGACATACCTCGCGTGCGTCGTTCACCGACCAAAACTGACCACTCGTAGGATGCCGAATGAGCATTTACATATACTGGGAAAAATCTACAGCTCCTGGTACCCGGGCATGATTGCACCATCCTTCACGATGGTCGGGAAGCCGTGCACAAAGTTGGGGCAAGAACCCGGTGTGCTGCAATCGATAAACTTGTACTCAATCTTTTTGTTGGCGAAATAATCCTTCTGCTTGGTGCACCACGGACAATCGTTGTTGCCGTACATGGTGATTCCGGCCCCCTGGGGCACTGGATCCTGCTGAGGCGGTGCCATTGGAGCGACGGACGGTGCCATCGGGGCATCCATCTTCTCGACCGATTGACCCTTCCACCACTTGTACACAAAGTAAGCGAGTACGGTGAGGATCACGACGATCGAGAACTTCATGACAACACCGTCGGCGTCCATTACATACTGGCGAGAAATTCACTTTAGCCGTACAGCGCATTGACCAGCTGATCCTTGGTCATGGCTGATGCACCGGCGATGCCGTGCCGCTGTGCCATGGCGACGAGCTCGGGCTTCTTCTTGGAAGCCAGGAGCATCGCTGTACCGCGCCCGGTGGCATTGCCATACTTGCGAACCCGACCGTTGGGGCCCTTGTGCAAGCCGAGCGCCACGCGACGACGTGCCACTGCGGCAACATTCGCCGTGTAGCCACGCTTGGCGAGGTTCCGGCCAGCCTTGAGGTTCTTCATTGCGCTGTTAGCACTGGCACGGCTCGCGATCCACTTCGCCTCCCATGAACGGGCATGAGTCTCTGCACTGTTTGCTGCGTAGCCGACCGACGTGAGCTTCGTCTTGAGCATGCGACGAGTCAGAATACGCTGATTGTTCATCGCGTTCGCGTACCCATTCAAAATGGAGTGCGCGCGAGCATTTGACAGATTCCCACGGGTAGGTGAGACACGCGGTGCCGCCGGTGCGCGCGCGGGGGGTACAACAGTGCGACTGACAGTACGTGCTGCACGAGGGGCGCGAGCACGAGCATTACGACCGGCTGCACGATGGGCTGCAGCGGTGGCACGCGCAAGCCGTGTACGTTCGCTGTACGTCATTGCTGGAATTGGTGGAGCAGGTGCTGCCGCCCTGTTCCGGGCGTTCCGGGCGATGACTCGCCGAATCGCCCCGCTGACTATGTTACGCGCCGCCGCACGTGTGGGGGAATGACGGGCGATGACTCGCCGAACAGCCTGGTTGACCACACCACGTGCAGCGAGGCGCGTCGGTGAAGTTTTGGGACGACGACCACTGCTCGATGCGTTTTCGGGAGGGAACATCGCGCGAAGACGTTCCTCCTCTTCTTTAGTCAGGGGTTTGGGACGTGTCGAGAGGTTGCGTCCCGGGCCAGCAATCGGGAGGTACGTGCGAGGAACAGCGACGCGACGTGTCGTCTCGCGAACGATGTTTGCACCGCGCGTGCGCGCGACATTACGTACTACAACCGATCGCGAATTGGTACCACCACGTGGACGAACCGCGAAAGCTGCGCGCGACCGAGGAGACATGCGCAGAAACTCGGCCGCCGTCGGCCGACGTCCCGTGGTTGACACAGACACACCCGGAAGGTTGGCGAGCGCGTTGCTGGCAATGTCAGCGGCGTTACGTCCCGAACGGTTCGACATGACGGCCGACAGACGACCGCGCGTGTTGTTGTTCAGGCTCGTACGGCGACGAGGCGTCGGTGAACGGAACATCGCGCCAGTCGACAGGTTGGGTGACTCACTCGACCGCGTGCGACGCGGTGACGAACGACCGCTCACAAACGGATCAGACAGAATCTGTGCAAACGTCGGGAGACCCGTGTTCAGACCACCCGCCTTTAAGCGGAACGTCTTGACGTGCGTTGAGTTGTAGCCGCGGTACCCCTCCGGAAGCATGCGATTCAAAAACGCTCTCGTCTCGGGAAGACCAGACTTGATCTCTTCGCGGAGCGAATTCAAAAAGAAGTGCAAGTCGTACTTGTACGACGACATCGGCGTGATGCCCACATTCCGGTACGTGTTTCTGTTCACGACTGGGTTAGAGCCACTGGTTGTCAGACGCGACAGACCGAAATCTGCAATCATGAATCGGGGCTTCGCCTTGGTGTCGTCGACGTAGATATTGCCGAGGTGCAGATCGTTGTGACGAAACTCGGGATAGCGTGCGTGGATCTTCTTGAGCGTACCGATCACCTGACGGACAAGGTCAGCCATCAATTTATCAGTGACACGACTCGCCAATTTGCGCATCCACTCCTTGAGTGCACCACCGTGGGCATACTCGCTCACCATCACCTGCTGGTCGTCGTAGTTGAAAATGCTCGGCTTGCGATTGCTAAAGTTGGACAGCGGGATGTAATTGCGAGTCCGGAAAAATTCAATCGGCTTGGGCACGTGACGCGGTGCCACTTTGTACACCGCCTTCTGGATGTCATACTCAGCCCGGGCAGGCTGTTTTCCGGTCGTATGTTTGTCGACCGGGCTCACCTTGATCACCACCTTCCGCTTGCCGGCTTTATCGGTCGAAGCGAGGAACACCGTACCCTGGGCACCCGAACCAATCTTCGCCACACCTCGGCGGATGGTCGTCCGGCCTTTGGTGACGTTGTACACCGTACGGAGACTCCCGTTATTCGCCGGCTTCGTCAGAGCAAAGCCGGTACGACCATTATTCGTCGAATTTTGAAAAAGACGGTTTACCGCCCATGAACTCATATTACACGCGCACATTTTTTTGTCCCTTACACGTCAGCCTCCTCCTCCTCGTACTCCTCATCCTCTGGTGCGTCAATCTCCTCCTCGTCCTCGTCCTCGTCTTCTGCCGCAGCAGCAGGTGCCTCCTCGACACCCACAAAGCTGAAGCCCTTGAGCTGTGTCTTGGGTGCAAACAGAATCTGCTGCAGGCGGACCGATACGCCGCACTTCATACCGATGACCCACACCTGGTTAATCTCGATGATCGTCATCACGCTGCGACCCTTCTCCAGTGTCGCCAGATCGGTCGACTTGCGGTTCGACTCGTACGCCTCGACCGCAAACGACTTGCCGTCGCGAGTCTGCATCACCTTCATGTACAGCGTCTCGGGGTACTTGCCCTCCTTGTCTCGGCGGATCGGAGACGTGTACATGACGTCGCGGATCGTCGCCTTGTTCACCTTCTTACCGAAGAGGGTCGTCGAGTTGGCCTCGACAAAGTCCAGGACGCGCTCATCCAGTGCCTTGAACTGATCGGCAATCTCGGGGTTCGAGTCTAGGGATACACTCAGAGAGTATGATGCCTTACCGGATGCCTTGTCGACAAAGTTGCTCAGACCAAAGGGGTTACGCATGGACGGCAGCTGGAAGATCATCTTCTGCTTGCCAGGCATGTTCAGGTAGATGGCCTTGCCGCCAAAGTCGTTCACCTTGGGTGCGTTGAAGATGACAGAGTTGACATCGAGCTGATCGATCGGACGGACAATGAGCGCCATGGTTCGCTTTCTACTGTATTGTAGGCTGTCGACTTTAGGTGCTTTTTGCCCGAGATGACAGTGGGTTTTTTCTCGGACGATGGTATGGCCGTGCGAAAGGTTCGTAACCGCGTGAACAGCGCGAGCCTTAGTGCGGCTCACGCCACGCTTAAGGCGGCCATAAACAAGAGTCTGACGGCCTACATGAACAACCCTGCGTCACCCGCCAACCTGGCGAATGTGAATAGGGCGACCAGGAATCTGATCAAGGTGTACGTCGAAAACGCCGCCGCGAACGTCAAGCCACCCGGAAACGGAAATGGTAGGAACAAGCCGCTCGCTCTTCCAGCACCGGGCAACGCCAATAAGGGCAACGCCAATAAGGGCAACGCCAATACGTCCCCCCTGAATGCCGGTACGAACCTCTTCAATGGTGGCACTAAAAGCCGGAATGTGAAGGTTAATTTTTCGGCGAAACTGGGGATGATGACGTCACCTAACGAAAAGACGTATCTTTCTCTGAATGCGATGAAAAAATCCGTGACTGAAAATCCCAACCTTGGAAATCAGAGAAATGTCATGCTCAAACAGATTGCAAACAAGAAAGCCGAGCTGAACAAGAAGAGCGCGAACATCCTCACAAACTTCCAGGGGCGCATCAATGCGGCGAAGAATGAATCGGATCTCACTACGATCGTTAAGAATATTTCATCCCGGCGTTCAAACTTGAGCGGCCGAAACACAAATGCTCTTCTGACCAAACTCAGAGAGAAGCGCGGTCAAATTGCAAGTGCGAACGCAAAACTTCGTGCTCAGACGAGATTTCAAGGTCTCGTAGGGAAAGTAGCTGAAGCCGAAAAAGGACGAGGATCTCGTCTTCTAAATGTAGCTGCGACCACCAAGGCTGCCCAGGCGCAGAAGTTTGCAAATCTCAAGGCGATTATAGAAAAACCAGGGGCGTTCACAAGCACGGAACAGAACGTGGTTCCTCTTGTGAGGTCAATCAACGCGAACAGTATTTTGAACAACTCACAGAAAGAGACGCTCAAACGTCTGATCGGAAATAAGCGGTACGCTAAAGTGCGTGCGAATATCAATGAAGCGAAGGGGTACAGCAACCCAGCCAAAAAGTTATTGAATATTGAAAGGCAACTGCAAAAGACCACGGGGAAGTACCTTACGAATGCTCAAAAAACTGAAGCTCTTCAGATGATCAAGAATTTAAAAGGCCCGGGGCCGCCGCCTAATGATCCGAAGAACGGCGGCCCGAACAACAACATGAGCAAGCTCTCACTGAGTCAACTCAACGCGATCATTCGCTTGACCAAGGCTCGTTTGAACAAGGGTCAGGGTGTCAATGGGAACAAGAATCGACTTGCGCGTGCGACCAAGCTCGCAAATGCACTCCGGCCGAAGAAAAAGGGTTTGTTCGGACACATCGGGGGAGCGATCGGCGCCGTCGGTGGCGCAGCCGTCGGAGGTGTCAAGGCGGCTGGAGGGGCTGCCAAGTACGTTGCGGCGGGCACTGTTCATCATGCGTCACAGGCGGTCAAAGCGGCTGCTCCGTATGTCAAGGTAGGTGTCCGGTACAATGGACAGAAGAAGGCGCCCAAGAAGATCCCAAACACAAAAATCGGCAACAACAACAGGAACCGTAAGGCGTTCAACGCAGGTTTCGGAAATGAGCCATGGGCCCGACAACTTTAATCTCCACCTAAAGTAAAATGGGTCTCGGGCTGACTGCCAAGGCTGATTGCGGATGTGGATGCGGCGGTGCCAAGAAAAGCGACTGGGTCAAGGCCAAGTACGCATTCTACTCGGCGCTCGTCTTCTTCCTGCTCAGCAACCCCGAGACGTTCAAGGTGACGCGTAAGGTGTTCATGGTGGTGGTGTTCCTGCTCATGAAGATCGGTGCTTGATTTTCTGAACGTACAGTTTATTCATCAGGCGTGATTGGTGAATGGGACAGGACCCACCCGTCGCTGTACAGATCTTCAAACATTGGGACGTACGACACACAGTCCCTGTTCGGCAATGCGCGCCAATAGCGCATCGCTGTATCCTCGTCGGTGAATACGAGCATCTCCTCGAATTCAGCGCCGTGATGTGGTATCAGTGCCACGAGCCGTAGTTTCTTTTCGGGTAGACCGATCGTCTCCTCCATGTGTCATGGGCGCACCGTGTGTTTAGAACTTTTCTTCCAAGGGCTTCGCCCTTGACTTCTAGAACTCTTCGTCAAACCGGACGGCATCACCCTCCTGCACCATCATCTTCGAGTAGTCACCGACGCGCTTCTCGAAAAAGTTCGTCTTGCCCTCGAGACTGATCGTCTCCATCCAGTCAAACGGATTCTGTACACCGTAGATTGGCTGTTCGCCGAGCTGACGCATGAGCCGATCGGCAACGTACTGAATGTACTGCGTCATCTGGGCGGCATCCATACCGATGAGCTTGCATGGCAAAGCCTCCGTGATGAAGTGGCTCTCGATCTCGACGGCACTTTGAACAATCTTGTGAATGTCCTTCGACGAGCACTTTTCTCTGAGGTGCTTGTAGAGCGTCACGGCAAACTCCTGATGCAGGCCCTCATCGCGGCTTATCAGTTCGTTCGAAAACGAAAGTCCCGGCATAAGACCCCGCTTCTTGAGCCAAAAGATGGCGCAAAACGACCCGGAAAAGAAGATTCCTTCGACGCACGCGAATGCGATGAGCCGTTGGGCAAACGGTGCATCCGATCCAATCCAGGTTTGGGCCCATGCAGCCTTGTCCCGCACGCATGGGACAGTATTGATGGCCTCAAACAGAGCCTGCTTCTCCACGGGGTTTACGACGAGCTTGTCAATCATAAGTGAGTACGTCTCGCTGTGGATACTCTCGTTGAACGATTGGTAGGCGTAAAACGACCGAGCCTCGGCAACCTGGACATCCTTGGCAAAGTTGAGGTCGATATTCTCCATCACGATGCCGTCCGACGCCGCAAAGAAGGCCAGGACCATCTTGATGAAGTGCTGCTCATCGGCAGTCAGACGCACCCAATCCTTGAGATCACCGGCCAGGTCAATCTCTTCGGCCGTCCAGAACGAGCCCACCGCCTTTTTGTACAGCTCCCAGAGTTGAGGGTAACGAATAGGGAATGTTGTGAAACGGCTGGTGCTCGGCATCAAGATCGGATCCTCCATACAAGTGAAGCGACATAAAAGTTTAGACCGTTTCACATGTAGAAATGGAGGCTGTAGGTTCCCGCATCACTTTGACGATCGCCAAGACGAAGAAGCGCACGGTGTTTCGTGAGTGCACCATCTACGAGTATGTCGCTGCGTCGTATGACGTGGAGGGCACCAAGTACACGTACTGGAAGTGCGCGTGCGACGACGGCAACGAGTTTACGATCGACTGGTCGGACATTGTATCAGGTCGGGTTCATTTCCACTCGGAGTAAAATGTCGGGACTGGCGTGTTCCGCAAACCGTTAGCGGAGCGAAATGCGAATCGCAATGTACAGTAGCACGATCAGAATGATCACATTAAAAACGCCCCACATGGCGATATAAGGCATGAGTGCGTTGTTTTCGAGCACCATATTTAGCACTTGTTTCATAAGGGACTCGTCCGTATCTTCATCATCTGAAGACCCCATATGGACGCGTTTCTTAAACGTTTAGGAAAAACCCCGCCGACTGCGACGCAACATCTGTTCCCCCCTGGGTCAGTGACGTGTGTATACGGCCGGCCCGGTATAGGCAAAACGTACATGGTCGAGCACGCCCTGCCTGGTCACGTGTGCGTCGATCACACGATCTTGAAGAGCAAACAGACGACGATCGATTTCTTCGAACGTCTCCAGTACACGAATGCACCGATCATTATCGACGACTGGGAAAGCCTTTCGGAACTCATAGGCGTGCGTGAAATTACAGGCCCCATTTCGAGTGGTCCGTTGGTCATGATCGCACACACGGCCGTGAAGCTCACACCCGAGACGGTCTTGTATGAAATGCCCGTGATGACACCCGAGCAGATTGAGAAACTCGCTCCGACTCATCCGCGCGCAAAAGAGCTCGCACAGGCGTGCCGCGGCGACGTGCGCGCCTTTGTACGAAGTCTGACGCATGCGTCAGATGCACCGGACGCTTTCAAAACGCCGCGTGAGATTGTGACGGACCTCGTGACGTGTACCGAGCCGTCAAAGTACATGACGACGACTCTCCACGAACATGGCTACGTCTGGAACATGCTCCAGGAGAATTACGTCGACACAAAAGGTATTACGCTCGACAAATGTGCCGACATCGCCGAGTCGATGAGCGTGGCTGACATCTACGACACGAAGATTTATGCCGATGGTGCATGGGACACGCTCATGCCGTACTTTGTGCTTCACGGATGCGTGATGCCGTGTCATGTGATGGCGCGGAAACTGAATCCGGTACGCTTGCGTTCCGGGTCCATGTGGACCAAGTTTCAGAATGCATGCATGCGTCGCAAGAAGATACGGGACACGGGACTTTCACACGAAGAACTGCGGACGATCCGCACGTACGTCGAACACGACCAGTACGATATACTCGACGTGTATTCACTCGATGCAGCGTCTATCGACGTCATGAATCACATCGTCATAGGCCAGAAGCTAAAGCCAAAGGTTGTCGAACAGGCAAAGAAACATGTCCGACTCAGAGACGCGTGACGAACGTGAATTTATCAGAGTCGAGGGGAATGACATTTTCTATTACTGTGACGTGTGTGAAGAGTCGGTCGCCGAGCTCATCCACACAGTCAAGAAGCTCGAGCTCGAGGCACGTGTCGGTCTGACGAAGCTCGGTCTGTACAAACAGATGCCCGAAGTGACGATCCATATTCGGAGCGACGGCGGCGATCTGTATGCCGGCTTGGCCGCCATGGATTTTTTGCAGAATGCGGATGTTCACGTGACCACCATCGGTGAAGGGTGTGTCGCGTCAGCAGCAACGTTCATATTTTTGGGCGGAGACGTACGTATCATTCGCCGTCACGCCTACGTGCTCATCCACCAGATTGGCAGTGACCTATGGGGCAAGTACGAAGATCTCAAGGCGGAGATGGTCCAGAATGACCGGATCATGCGCGACCTGAAGAGGATTTACCTGCGCGAGACGAAGCTTCCCGAGCACAAGCTCGCCAAGATGATGAAGCGGGACGTCTATTTGTCGTACCGCAAGTGTGTCAAGTACGGCGTCGTCACGACAGCTTAATACGTAACACGACCATTTTTCCCGCGTATGCCCTTGAATGTATAAGCGCCTGCCCAGTTCATCGCATTTTTTAATGTAAGTTTATTAGCAGGTATTCCACTTTTCTTCATAATCATTCTCATCTTAGACATGAACACGGGAATTGAATGAATGCCCGTACGGTTGCTGTTTACTCCGGTGTAATACACGAATGTAGCTTTCCGCGGCGACGGCGACATTTGATATTAGACGAGAAATTTTCACTCCTCCTTGACTTCCTCAACCTGAGGCGTTAGGATCGGGGCTGCCTCGGGCTGGGCGATGATGCTCGACGGGCGCAGCATGTGCGCCTTGGCCGTCGCCTGCTTGTCCATGTAGCGCTTGTACAGGAAGAACGCGGCGATCGCGATGACCACGACCGCGATCAGGTTGAACATATTAAAGGGTGACTTGTCGAGCATCTCGGTCAGACGGTCCTGGCGAGCGTAATCGACGACGGGTGGGGCGATGGTCTCCATTACAGAAAACTGAGGTTTTGTCTCCACGGGTTGAGCGCACCCTGGAGAGAAGATCAAACACACGATGGTTGACGTCGATCAACTCTTTGCCTTTGCCCAAAAGGCGAAGCGCCCGGTGTTTACACTCGCCGACCACGACAATGAACACCTGTGCCCCCACTGCTCATCGTCTGACGAAATGATTGAAGTGCTCAATCCGTTTGGTGATCCGTGCTACTACCGCGCCGGTACACGGGTCATGAACGAAGACCACTTGCCGACGTGCGTCTCGTGTGGACGAGCCGAGTGGGCGTACATTTCGGACGAGCCTGAGTGGAATGGCAATGCGGATGGCGAGGGCCCTGACATGTGCCGCGTCGGCGCACCGGTCAACCTGACCCTGTACTCTGCGGCATGGGGACAGGGTACGATCATCTCGACCAAGGGGGCGTCGTTTGCGCAGAAACGCATGTCGCGCATCAACTTTCACACGTCGATGAATCACCGTGACCGCTCGCTTCACCACGCGTACGACGACCTAGACCGGATCGGCAAGGCTGTGCTCAACCTGCCCGATGCCGTGATGCTGCAGGCCAAAATCATGTACCGAAAGTTTAGCGAGGAGAAGCTCACGCGCGGTGCGATTCGCGTCGGCATCAAGGCGAACTGCATCATGCGCGCGTGCAGTGATGCCGGTGTGGCTCGTACGACTCACGAGATTGCCGAGGCGTTTGGTATCCCGGCCCGTGACATTTCGCGTACGAGCGACATTTTCCGCGAGACGATTCCCGAACAGTCGACGACGACGAGCGGCGTGACCAAGCCATCGGACATTATCGGTCGCATATTCACCGAGTTGACGTTCATCCCCGAGGAGGATCGCGGTCGCGTGCGCCAAAAGGTGATTCAGGCGTGTCGTGACCACGAGCGAAACATTCGACTCATGGGCAAGACACCAAAGGGTGTCGTGTCTGCGATTCTCTTCGTCACGCTGACGAACATGAAGCTGCCGGTTGACAAGGAGGAGATTCGCGACGCGTGCGAAGTGTCGATGCCGACACTCAACAAGCTCGAGAAGGTTTGCCGCGAGTCGTGTACGTGCACGGGCTGCCACAAGCGCCTCGGACAATGCATCTGCTTCACTTTGTAATAGTCACGTCGGTTACCCGCAACATATGTCTGTTCCCAGACCACCCCGCGCGTCTCACGTCCCGTGTACGAATCAGATATTTCGTCCCTATGTTGACCATGATTTCGTACTCGCCATTCTTGTCCCACTGATTCATGCCGGCGACGAGCAAAACAGGTGATCCAGGAAGTACCGTGATGCGCTGCATAGTACTGCCATATGCGGTCGAGTGTGCGAAGTTGTATGCCGCCGAGCAGAACGAGTTGAGTGTAAACCAATGACCCGGGCGATCCTTGAAAATATCGAACGATGCACCCCGATAAAGAACCATCTTCTTGCGCGATTTAGGTGCCTTGGCAATGATACGTTTGAGATCGAGCTCGTACATTCTGAGTGCCGCGAGCTTCATCTGCGACTGAAGCTGGTTTGTGTTTCTGCAGAACAAATCGTAGCGTTGTTTTTCACTCGTCATTCGTTTGAAATCTTCGATCCATGCGTCGCGGTACCCTTCGGACCCGCTTCGGCGTTTGAACGTTCCGTTGAGAATCAACTCTCGAACCTGGGGCCACAAAGGCGCGATGTGTACGTGTGCTCCGCCATGCCGACCAGGGAATGACGATGGAATAGATCCGCGATACTGGAACGGTCCGATCCACGAGTGAGACCGGTTCGTGTGTGCCTGTGCCGTCCAGAAATCATAGTCGCTCAGATTCTTCACGTACTTGTCCTGACGCTTGAACCAATCGAGGTCGATGTCGCTCGCGCGCGTCGCAACCGCGGTTCCGTCGTCGATCAATGGTGACGTGTACACGGGGACGCTCGCCGTACGCATTCTGCATGGTTTGCGTGGAACGCTCGCGGTTGCGTAACAAAACGGTACGTCCAGTGTCGAACGCACGGGATTGTTCAACCTCGATGACTTTGCCGCCGCAAGACGGACGCGCACGCGCGCTGCTGCATTCTTGAGTCGTTTCTGTACATTGGACCACTTCTTCGGCATGGCGGCGACACGTGCTGCACGCATGGCGTTCAAACGCGAACGGATCGCCGCCAGACGCACGTTCCGTTCAGCCGTCGTGATTCGTGGAGTTGCCGATGTAGCACGGCGTGGACCCGCGGTTGCCGCCGCGCCACGTGGTGCATGTGCCATCCGCGCCGCCGTCAAATTCTTTTCCGCCGTCGTCACGCCCATATTTATGGCACGCCGTTCGAGCACTGCATAGTTTGCGGTCGACAACTTGTTTCTCAACGATACGACGTGGCGTGCACGACCGGTGGGCGTCTTGAGCTTGCCGAGGTGCGTGATTGCTGCTATCAGAGCGGCTGACATCGGTGGCGTGGCGACACGAGGTGCCGCAACAGGCGCTGGAGCTCCCCCAGCCTTTTTGGCAGCGCGTGCTGCTGATGCACGGTAATTCAGCGTGTTCCTGTACCGACCGAGCTCTGTCCAGTTTGGACCGTTCATATTTCCAGCCCGTGAACGTACGTACGCCTTTCGTGCAACTGCAGTCTTGAGCGTGTTCATGTGCGCCTTGGCGTTGTTGAGCACTGTACGAACCGGTGGCGTGGCGACGCGTGGCGGCGTGGCGACACGTGGTGCGGCAGGCGCTGTCGCCTTGGTAAAATCTCGGTACTTTGCACCGGTTGGGCCTATAACATAAAGACCACCGCGTGGACCTTTGAGGATCGGCCGACCCTTGATGTTCTTATCACCTGTGTTCATCCTCCTTGTTTTAGTACTGGATTTTTATTGGCCGGGACGATTCTCGCCACTCGGGAAAGTCGTCAGTCTGTGTACCACAACGCACGAGTCGCTGGGACTTGTACACCGCAGTCACGTACGTGCCGATGATACCGGTGCAAAAGCCAAACACGAATTCCAACATTGAGTTTTAAGGATTTACTACTTTAAATATGTACATGGATACCGATTTTATCGAGTTGGCCACATTCATCAATATGTGGGAGTTGCATGACAAGGAACATCAGGAACGATCTCGCGCGGAATTCCGTCAGTTTATGGTAACTATGGTCGACAAAGGTCCAGAGCATCTAGTGCGGATTTTCAAGATGTATCTGAAAGGCGCCGGTTCTGAGCTTGTTGAAGATACGATCGAGGGGTTTACCTGATGGTCCTTTTTTCTAAGCCGAAAGCATATGACGCACCAGTCACTACGTCTGGCAAGTGCGATTGCCGCAGCCGGTTTCATCTTCACGAGTCGGCCATGGCTCCGTTGGCTCAATACGTTGAGCCCGGAGGCGGGTCTGCTCGTCAAGAACGTGATCATTTTTCTGATTGTCTACGGGCTTCACGTTTTCGTCGATGGCGGAGTTCGACCACCGCACGTACAGGCGCTCGGTCTCCTTCTCGTATATACGGGCTTCATGCTCGTGTTCAACTACCAGTCCCGGTGGATCGAAGAGGCGTCCGCACCTGAAGTGGAGAAGCAAACACCCGACGGTGCCATGTATGAGCGTGCTCGTACGACGCTCGGCCTTTCGCCCGACGTGGCGCGACTCTTTGCATTCGTCCTCGTGCCGTTCGTCCTCGTGTTCGTCGGTTCACACCTGAGACGTGGTACGATCCGTATCGACTAGACGACCACTGAGAGACCTCGTATGAACCCGGGCAGAATCTGTTGGATCGCGTTCCACGCGTACTGAATACGCGGTGATGCGCCTACGAACTCGATCGACCTGATCAAGTTTTCGCCTCGCGTCTCTTCGTGAAGATCCCAAATGATGTCTACGACACCGAGGATGTTCACGCGCGAAAGACGAAGCCCCGAAACGTCTATTCGTGCACGGACGGGTATACCCCGTGCACGAATAGTCTCAATGATTTCAGCCACCTGCTCGTAGCTGACCGGCTGACTCTGAATGTACAGGTCCGTGTCAACGATTACCACGTCATCATCAAGACTCAGCCACGTCGACGTCGTCATCTGATGTAGTCTCCCAATTTTCATCGTCATCAGCCGCCGCGCGTGCGTCGTCCCTGACCTTGAGGATCGCCTCGACGTATGCGCGTCGATCAGCTTCTGGAGGGCCTGCAAACCCTGCGAGCGTCGCAAGGAGACTCTCGGCAATGATGTCCCGCCATGCACTCATCTGTACTTATTTATAAGAAGAAATATCCACCCAAACACGGCGACCCAGCACCACATCGTCGAAGCTGTACCATACTTACTAAAGAAGTAAATGCTCATGAGCAGGGTAATGGACGAAAAAATCAGAGCTCTATGGCTCCCTGAAATCCATAGAGGTGCGAGGAAAAATACAAACCATGGGATCAAAGTGATGTACGAAGGAAGCCACTTCCATTTGAGGTGACCATTCCCACCGACAACCGTCGTGAAGTCAAACTTTTGCGTCATAAGCAGTGCCGCGACATGAGCCTGTACAATGAGCAATATCCTCTAGGATATGGTTTAAGGTTTGTGCTGACGTGGCGTATAGGGGCTTCAACCTTAAACCGGTTTAATAGACCTCTTCGTCGTCAACCAGGTTCTTGTGGTCTAAACAGATAATCGGGTATTATACCAATGGTTATTGTGCTCGTTATAGGTATCGTTATCATCGCCATCTACTGCTTTGCGATGGGATATTTCATTCGATCCCATGAAAAGACGAAAGGTTGGGAAGGTATTTAATACACTGCGTAGCCCGCGAGCATCTTGTTGCGAAGGGCCACGTCACCTGCAACGATTTTACTTTTTCACATTTGGCATATTCGGCAGCTTCTTCGCTATCAGGTTGCCCACGTTCTGAACCACACCAGTCCCTTTTTTCATTACGTTCTTCCCGAAGTTCGTCCCGTACGTGACAATGCCAGGAACGCGGTTGATGCGGCTGCGGCTGCTAGATGGCATTGGTACCTTCTACTGGGAAAAAAAGTTGACAGATATTACCAAATGGCTCCGATCCCTACCAACTTTATGAATGCCAAGCGCCGCGTGATCCACATCACGAACCGCGGCAAGTACATCGCCGGGTCGACGTACAACCCCAAGGCGAAGTTCTACCGTAACCCAGGTGGGGCGGTCGTGTCCACTCGCTACGCCAACCTGACGACGATCCCACAGGCGATCCGTCCCAAGATTGATCGCAAGGCGCGCTCGAACGCCGGTCTGACCCGTGGCAAGTATGCGGCACGTGAAGGTGGCGTCGTCGTGCGCCACGTCAAGCGCAAGGCGTACATCGGCGCCATGATGGAGGGCTATGTCAAGCCGCCCCGTAAGGTGCGCTCCAACAAGGGTGTCAAGCGTGGCCCGCGCAAGGCCAAGGCTGCGTCGGCTTCCACGAGCCCCGCAGCCGCCCGTAACCAGCTGGCCGTCAAGCTGCAGCGTTACCTGAACGCCAACACTGCGAATAAGTCGATCCTCTCCACGGCCAACCTGGCAAACATCAACCGTGCCGCGAAGCTGCTCAAGATCGTGGCTGGCAACGGCCAGGGCTGGCGTTTCACGAAGGGCTCGTCGGCCGGCAGCTACAAGAACGTGAGCAATGGCACGCCGCGACGCATGACCCGCTCCAACATCCTGCAGGCGATCCACAACTACGGTCAGGGGAACAGCAACAAGAACATCAACAAGCACGTGCGTGAGTTCCGCGCCCCGACCCCGAGCCACCTGTGGATGTAAACTAGGTTTTGTCCACACGGGTCAAGCGCCCACCACTATAAGACCACTCACACAGACGTCGTAATGGCTTCCTGCACGACTCCTCCTCCCATGGTTCCGATCGTCGAGTGCCCCGGTGCTCCGCGCAAGCCTCCGCGCAACAACCCCGCGGGTGAGCTCGAGCGCGTCGCGGATGACATTCAGCCGTTCGGCATTTATCCCGAGCACATGGATCGGCTCGCACTCATCGGCAAGGATATAGTCCGGATCTACAGCCCAGCCCCGGATTTTATCGTTGCTCTTCACGAGTTTGAAGACTACTTTGAGCGCTGGGGCGTGTGCTCCGATACGTTCTGTAGCTTCCATGGCAAGTGCATGGAGGTGTGCGGCCTCACGACGCAGGATGCAGTGATCATCGATGAGGCGGACGACGGCGAGCCGGAGGTTTCCAGTGCAGTACCGATGTCTGATATCGAGCGGATCGCCACCATCGATCCGCTCTTGGCGCACTGCGCCGTCATAGTCAATGACCCGGTTCAGACGTCCGCCATGGCCAAGTTTGCAGAGGGGAAGATGAGCTAAGCCGAAATGTGCGGGCTCTGCGACTGAGTGTGTAATGAACCCATTTTTTTTCCAAAAACAACGTTTTGTCCGCACTAGTCGCCCGCGTTCCACTGTACATGTACACCCACTACCAACGAACAAACCTCTTCCGCCATGGCCATCGATCGCGACGTCATTATGAACTCGATGGATACGCGCATCAAGCTGACGCGCGCTCATATGAGCGCGCAGCCACAGCGAATCACTGAGGCTGCAATGTGCATGGAGGAACTTCGTGCCCTCCACGAGACGCTCATGATCTTCGACACCCAGTTCACCCCCGACATGATCGCCTATCTGAACGATGTTGACTAAGCCCTTGTAATATCTCATTCACTATTAGATGACACTTATTGTCCACGTCCACACGCAAGTACACTATCACATCCACCTCATCATGCGTCAGACTTACGTGAAGGGGCTGACCCATTTCGATATGAAAGAGCCGGACCGAATGTACTATGATAGTTTACCAGGTATACCCCCCGTATATGCTCTCGCCCCTGATTTCGATACAACCACTTATCAGTTTCATGTACAGTACTTGATGCACATACACGTCTACCCTAACTCATTTTGAAATCTCGTATTGACCATGTAGTAATGCACGTACCGTTTCACGCAAAACCCAGGTTTTGTCTGCACTGGTCACCCTCTTCGTCTCTGCCACTTACCCATTCACATACACTACCAGCCACCATGCCGTCCGTGTTTCCGACGAACGCTCCCGCCGAGTTTGTTCCGTTTTACGCGAGCACCATGGAGATGGCTGAGCGCCTTCGCGACAAGCTCGAGGGTCACTACCGCAACCATTTCGAGATGACCCTTGACTGGGACGAGGTGGACTCTGAGAAGCACATCACCGTCAGCTTCACATATGCACCCTCCCACCTGATCACCTCATGGGAGATCTCCGCCGAGTAACAACTCACCACAAATCCCTATGACTAATTCCGGAAGTGCACGTGTATATACACATCGACCAAAAAATCCACCGAACTTTTTCAGAACAAGGGGCAAGCCCCCACCGACCCAGTGTGCTCTCCAACCATTCCCTTACCAATCAAGCGATAGCATCTTCGCGCGTAGCGTAAGGGGAAACCCGAAAAATAGGACGTGTCGGTACGGGTCCACGACACAGAGCACGGAAGCAAAAATGCGTTTCCACCCGACGTCCCCTTTCGGTAAGGCATGGGCGGCGTACTGGACGGCGAAGAATTTGGCCAGTATGTCGGAGGAGGAGAAGCGAGCGGAGTATACCCGGTTTTGCACGGAATGGGATCGGAAGATGACCCCCCACAAAATGTAATCGAAAGCACCCCTTACACGTACACTCACTTGTCCCCCACTCCCCAACATACATTCAAAATCCGCCGAAGTGCACATGCATATGCACATGCACTTACTTGAGCGTTGACCGTCCCCCGACCACGGTAGGCCCCCATGGGACCACAAACATCGAATCATCGAAATTCCGAAAGTTTAGGAATTTCGATCATTCCAAGAACCCCCCTGCCACGTCAGCACACCGGCTCATTCCAAGAACCCCCCTGCCACGTCAGCAATCCAGGTGAGTCCCTCCCGCGGCCGAAATGAGAAAAACCCCAGGCGAAATATTTTCTGAGATGTATTATGAGAAGATAAAGAAAACCCTATTTCGTCCGGTACAGCTGCCACGTCAGCACCTGCCACGTCAGCAAAAAGTCCGCCCGGTCCCATGG